ATGCGCCAGTCCACGCACGCCCATACCGGGCAGCAATCCCACCTCATTCAATCCATCGTCCGCGCCGCACTGCGCGACGCAGCAACCGCCAGCACGTACCAGGACGCGCTCGACGCAACCGGCGCGGCACTGGCCGCGATCGCCGCGCTCGTCCGTGCGGAGGTGCGTCATGGCTGAGCTGCGCTGCAAGATCGGCGATCTGGCGATCGTCACGAAATGCGATGCTCGCTCGCGTATCGGCATGCTGGTCGAGGTGGCATCGGCTCGCCCGACGCCCGATCACGATTGGCGCGTGCGGATCTTGGGCGGCCCCGTCACGGGACGTAGCATCTACGCTCGGCGGTCCGGCGATTTCACGCACGCAGCCGTCCACGACTGGAACCTCACGCCGATTCGCGGCGAAGCGGAGCTGGATTGCACGATCGACGTCGGGCAACTCCTCGCGTCGATTCTGGAGGTGCGCCATGTCTAAATACCGCCTGCCGAACGAAGTCACGATGATCGCCATGTGTGCGGCCCATCAATTCGCCCAGCTCGAAGCCCTGTTCGATGCTGTCCGTTCGCATCTTGCGGAGGGCACCTACGAGCGCGCGCTCGTCGACATGGGGCAAAGCGTCGCGAGCCGGTATTCGGCCGAAATGCGTCGCACTGCGCAGCCGGAGGTGTGCCATGACTGACCAGCGCATCCGAACCGCGGTTGTCGACGGATTCGACAACGCACCGCCGCTGGATACCGGCGCACCGATCGAGCTGCAATTCGCCGTCGACCTGGGCGCGATCTGCGCCGACGCATGGCTCGACCTGAAAGGCGACGTGCGGCTGCACGACTACGCGGCCCATCAAGCCGCCGCGTTCGCGCGCGGCATGGAATCCGCCATGCAGGACGCGGGCGACGTCGACGCGCACCGCGTGACGATCAGCCGCCAAGCGTTCGCGGCCGGCCTGATGGGGCGCGTGCAGCAGCATCTGTTCGCGGCACTCGGCCTTGTCACGCGCGAGCCGCGTACGACGCACTGAGGGGCGACCATGGCAAAGACGAACAAGAATGCCGTGCAGCCGCTCGCGCCGCACTTCGTGGCCGAAGTGAATCGTCCCGATCACAACCGCATCGGCACGCGGATCAGCGACGCCATGGAACTGCTGGACAGCCTGCATTGGGCGGCCGACAAGGCCATGTCCGATGACGACTACTGGCTTGTGCTGAGCCTGTTCCGCGCGTCCCTGCCGTCGATCGGCGCGGCGCTGGAGGCGGCCAACGACGCCCTTGGCGAGTCGCGGCTCGGCCGCTACGTCTACAGCAACGACGTCACGGCCGGCGGGGCCGTTCTATCGGTGCCTCGCGCGGCCGGCTGACGCTGCGCCGCTAGGCATCGTCACATCATTCAATTCTTCGCGCGTCGGGTAGCTACTTGCCCGATATGGACTACTAATCGGAAGTCGACCGACGCGCGTCCAGTGGGAACCTATGAGTAACGCACCCATGTCCGAATTCGAGCGGGCGAGAGTCGCGCTCGGCTATGTCCCGCCAGACGACCGCGACACGTGGAGTCAGGTGGGGATGGCGCTCAAGGCCGAGTTTGGCGAGGAGGGCTTCGCCCTCTGGAACGAATGGAGCCAAGGCGCGCAGAACTACAACGGCAAGGACGCGCGTGATGTGTGGAAGTCGTTCAAGGGCGGCAAGATCACCATCAACACGCTGTTTCACCTCGCCAAGCTCGGCGGCTTCGATCCGCGTGCGCATCGAGCCAAGCCCATCGATCCAGCGGAGCGCGAGCGGCAGAAGGCCGAACGCTCGGCCCGCGAAGCGGCCGAGCTGGCGGAACTGACCGAGAAACAGCAAGCCGCGTCGATGCTCGCCGAATCGATCTGGTCGGGGGCCGAACCTGCGCCGGCCGATCATCCGTATCTCGTTCGCAAGCGCATCCCGGTCGACGCGCTGCGCGTCTATCGCGGGGGCTTGTGCATCGGCACGGCCGCATGCGACGGCGCCCTCGTCATCCCGGCCCGTGACGCCGACGGCAAGCTGTGGACGCTGGAATTCATCCTGACGGACGGCCAGAAACGCTATCTGCCGAACGGCCGCAAGGCGGGCTGCTTCTCGTTGATCGGCGGCCCGCTATCTTCCGCGCCGTCCACGCTGCTGATTGGCGAGGGTTACGCCACGTGCGCGACGCTCGCGGCCGCGACCGGCTATCCGGCTGCCGTCGCGTTTGATGCCGGCAACCTGCACGCGGTTGCGATGGCGCTGCGCGGCCAGTATCCGGACACCCGCATCGTCGTCTGCGCCGACGACGACCACACGACGAAGGGCAATCCGGGCGTGACGAAGGCCCGCGCGGCGGCCGAGGCAGTCGCCGGCATCGTCGCGGTGCCCGACTTCGGTCCGAACCGGCCAGCCGCCGGCACCGACTTCAACGACCTGGCTGCGCACGTCGGCCCGGATGCGGTGGCCGCCGCCGTGCGTGCTGCGCTCACGCTGGCCGGCTCGGCTGACGTCGGCAAGGGCAAGGTCGCTCCAGCCGCCGCGAAGCCCGCCAAGCGCCCGAAAACGGCTCGCGCGCAGGACGGCAAGTCGCGGATCGTCGTCGACGACAAGGGCGTGTGGTTTCACGGCTTCAACAATCAAGGCGATCCGCTGCCGCCGCATTGGGTCAGCACGCGTATCGACGTGATCGCGGAGACGCGAAACGAGATGAACAGCGAGTGGGGCTACCTGCTCGAATTCACCGATCGCGACGGCATCCTGAAACGGTGGGCGGTGCCGGCCGGCCTCTTTGCCGGCGACGGCACGGAGCTGCGCCGCATGCTGCTCGATATGGGCGTGAAGCTCGGCGTGACGCAGATCGCCCGCACGCAGATCGCGAACTATGTGCAGATGGCGCAGCCGGACGAGCGCGTGCGCTGCGTGCCGCGCGTCGGCTGGCATCACGGCGCGTTCGTGCTGCCGGATCGCGTCATCGGCACCGGCAAAGAGGCGCTGATCTATCAGGCCGACACGCCGATCCAGAGTCAGTTTAAGGAGCGCGGCACGCTGGACGACTGGCAACGCGAGGTCGCAGCCTACTGCGTCGGCAATAGCCGGCTGCTGTTCTGCGTCGCAACCGCCTTCGCTGGTCCGCTGCTGCACTTCTCCGGGCTTCAGTCGGGCGGGTTTCACCTGCTCGGCACGACGTCCAAGGGCAAGTCGACGGGCGGCGTTATCGCCGCGTCCGTGTTCGGCTCGCCGGACTACGTGCGGAGCTGGAAGGCGACCGACAACGCCCTCGAAGCCGTCGCCACGCAGCATAGCGACGCGCTGCTGATCCTCGACGAAATCGGGCAGGTCGAGCCGCGCTTGGTCGGCGATGTGATCTACATGCTTGCGAACGAGTCGGGCAAGGCCCGCGCGTCGCGTAGCGGCTCGGCGAAGCCCGTGCTCACGTGGCGGCTGCTGTTCCTGTCGAACGGTGAAAAGAGCGTGTCTGCCCTGATGGCCGAGGGCAACAAGCCCATGAAAGGCGGTATCGAGGTGCGCTTGCCGGCGATCCCGGCCGAGGTGGGCGAAATGGGCGTGGTCGAGAAGTTGCACGGCTTTCCGACGCCGGCCGCGCTGATCGAGCATCTAGAGCGGCACGCCGGCATGCACTACGGCACGGCCGGCCCCGCGTTCATCGAATGGGCGTCGTCGCAGGCCGGCGAGCTGGCCGAGCATCTGCGCATGCGCGTCGACGAGCTGGTCGGGCAATGGGTGCCGGACGGCTCGCATTCGCAGGTCGCGCGCGTCGCCAAGCGGTTCTGCCTCGTTGCGGTAGCCGGCGAGCTGGCGACGGCACACGGGCTGACCGGCTGGCCGCAGGGCGAAGCGGTCGAGGCCGCCCGTCGCTGCTTCGAAGGCTGGCTCGAACTGCGCGGTGGCACCGGCAATTCGGACGAAGCGGATGCTGTGCGACAGGTGCTGCACTTCCTCGTCGCACACGGCGACAACCGTTTCGTATGGATGAACCGGGCGCAGGACGACCATCGGCCGAACGCGCCGCACCGTGCGGGCTGGAAACGACTCGTGAAACACGACAAGAGCAGCGTCGCCATTGAGTCGGATCAAGCGTATTACGCCGAGTTCGGCGAGAAGATGAGCGCCGAAGACGCGGAAAGCGTCGAGACGGAATACCTGATCGAATCAACCGTGTTTCGCAAGGAGGTGTGTGCCGGCTACGATCATCGGATCGTCGAGAAGGCTTTGATGAAGCGGGGCGTGCTGATGCCGCGCAGCGACGGGCGTCCGTATCGACAAGAGCATATCCCTGGCATGACAAAGAGACTCATGGTCTATCGCGTCCTGCCGTCCATCTTCTCACTCGAAATCTAAGCTGCACCGCCGCCGTCCGGGAGGGCGGTGGCGGGCATCCCTTTGCGCGGCATTTTTGGTCCGTGCGTCAAAGTTACTTTGAGCGGTACGCTCCAGATGGAACCGGGCCGGCGATGGCCGCGAATCTTGCCGTATCCGTAACAATCCAGCCCGGTTTATCTCCAGTATCTCCAGCGTTCTCCAAATTGTTTGGAGACACACAAAGCCTTACCCCATAAGGCTTTGCGGCCGATTCAGGCGTTTATCTCCAACTCTCCAACTCATTTTGCACTGAGCAGACAGGCGTCGACCGTCTGCTTCCACCGCGAAGCCAGACGGGGCGAGGCTCTCCGGGATTCGAGGTGCGTTGACAACGTGTTTTCGAGGGGGGGGCTCCGCGATGAGCCCCGATCGGGCATTGTTGCGCCGGCCGCAAGTGTCGGGGCGGCCGGAGAGCGGGGGACCCTGCGTCTAGGGCAAAGACGCGGGGGCTCACACCCGCGCGTTTTTCCTACTCCCGGCGCGCCTAAGGGGGGTCATATTCATACCGACATGCATGGAGCCGGCAGTGCAATGCCAACCCTGAGAAATCGGTGGGAGGCGCGCGGCAAGGGGGGGCATATCTGTGCAGGGCTATTAATTATTGTTGAACGCGCCCGGCCGCTGCGTCGTCGGATATTTTGACGTACCGCGAGAATTCCGGATACCACGGAGTTTTGTTTGACGTCAGGAGGAACAGGAGGGAGCTGAAAACTTTGAAGTGATAGTACGGATCCTTTTCGGGGAGCGCGAAGAGATGTTTCAAGTCCTTTGCTGCAAATCGTGGGTAGGGGTTCGTAGTTCCGTTGTGATCTATATAGGTCAATAATCCATCTTCGATGCTAATTATCAAATTGTGTTTGTGGCGATGTGAAACATCTGAGTCGTAAAGGCCGTCAATTTCATTCTCCAGATTATTTGTATTGAAATCCAATTTCTGGCAAATGAGAAAGCTCGAAAATAGTTGTCGAGCATCGTCGGTCGGATTGAACTGCGGTTGGTCCGGTCTTGCGACGCCGGGGTCACTAATGCGCTCTCCCAGCCTCTTTGTTGCTGCAAGTTTATTGAGTGCTTGACGTAGGGCGGTGCGGGAGAGCGTTGATTTAACTTCGCCAACGCAATATACAGACTCAAGAGGGAAAAAGCGCTGTCGATCACCTTCCTGATACAAGGGGGTCAGTCGTGAATCGAAACCGATTATGTCGCATTGTGTGCTCACGTCGTCCATTGTCGAAAGAATAAACCCTGTTGAGAGGTCGAGGCTTTGCGGGATAATGAATTTAAGAAAGTCTCGAACAATCGATTCGCGGTAAATTCCATATTCGCCGGCGTGAAATAATCTTTCATTGGACGAATCGTAGAAAATTTCTGTTGATGTTGCGGAGAAGGCAGCTCTAAAAACGTCAACTTGCTCGCGGAATAAAGCGTCGAATATTTTGTTTGCCATGTGCTTCACCTTGGTCTGAAGTGTGGGGCGTGTTGACTGGTTGGAGACTAGTCCCACGTCTGCTCGTTCTAGTCAATGTTGGCGCGCTATCGGGTGGATGCGATATACACGATTTCCGCTCCTGCTTTGAGACGATCCAGATGATCGCCCCATGCCTGCATCATGCGCCTGCGCTCCGGCAGATATTCGGCATGGACGTACGCGGCCGTCACCTGATTGCGTTCGGCATGTGCCATCTGGCGCTCAACAACATCGCGGCCGAAGCCTAGTTCACGCAGAGCAGTAGCCGCCAGTCCGCGAAATCCGTGCCCCGTCATTCGCGACTTGTAGCCCATGCGGTAGAGCGCATAGAGCATGGTGTTGTTCGAAATGTGGCTTCGGCCTTGCACGCTGTAGAACACGAATCGATGCTGGCCGTTGAGCGCGCGGAGCTGGGCGAGTACGTCGAGCGCCTGCCGCGATAGCGGCACGATGTGCGGGTCGCGCATCTTCATGCGCTCGGGCGGCACGCGCCATTCTGCAGCGGCCTCGTCAAACTCCGACCACTCCGCACGAATCATTTCTGTTGTCCGCACGAAGGTCAGCGCCATCAGGCGCAGCGCGAGCCGGGTGACTAGGTCGCCTTGGTAGGCGTCGATGTCGCGCATGAGCTGCGGAATCTCCGTTGCCTTGACGCGGGCCATGTGCTGCACGCCCGGCCCTTTCTTCAAGACCGTTTGCGCGTCGATGTCGGCTGCCGGATTCCTGGAGCATCGGCCGGTCATGATCCCGTGCTGGAAGACCGCGCGTGAGCGCTGGAGAATCCGCTTCGCCGTCTCCCGCACCCCACGCGCCTCGACCTCGCGAACGATGCTGAGCATCTGCGGCGAGTCGATCTCCGCGATCGGGCGAGCACCGATCTTCGGGAACACGTCGACCTCAAGCGAATTCAACACCTTCTCTGCGTAGCCGTCGCTCCAGCCCGGGCGCTGGGAGTCGAACCACTCGCGGGCTACCGCTTCGAACGAGTTGGCCGCCGCGATCTCGGCGGCCCGTTTCGCGTCCTTCTTCGCCTCGCCCGGATCGATGCCGGCCGCGATCTGCTCGCGGGCCTCGTCGCGCTTCTTCCGTGCCGTCGCGAGCGTGACGGCCGGATAGACGCCGAGGGCGAGCGTCTTCTGCTTGCCAAGGAAACGGTAAGACAAGCGCCAGTATTTTGCGCCGTTCGGTTGGACGAGCAAGAACATCCCGTTGCCGTCCGTGAGTTTGTACGGGGCCGCGTTGGCCTTCGCGTTCCGTACCTGTATGTCAGTGAGAGGCATGGTTGGTATCTGTGTTGTTGGTATCTGCTGATACCAACAAAAATACCAACACTTTCTCCGGCTGTCACTGAGCAACGTTGGGTGACGATGGGCACGAGACGGCCGCCAGACGGGCTTGAGCGGGGAGTTTCTTGTGAATCTTGGGGATGGTTTGGGGCTTGGCTGGTCCCCCCGACAGGAATCGAACCTGTATCTAGCGCTTAGGAGGCGCTTGTTCTATCCATTGAACTACGGGGAGCGGATAGTTTGAGCGGGATGGATCGAACCCTTGTAAATCAGGCTCTTAGCCTTGTCCCGCTTGCCTTTCGAGGATTTAATCCCGCTCGCTAATGATGCGAAATGACGGGTCGTGAAGCATAGTTTAACGCCCTGCCTGCTACAATTCTGCTACAAATCGACCCTGTAGCAGCGTGTGTGGATGATGCGTTGCTACAGTCCACAGACGGGGGGTTCATGGCTTCGATCCTCAAGATCGGCGACCGCTGGCGGGCACAAGTCCGCCGGCGGGGACAGAGTATATCAAAGACATTTCGAACGAAGGGTGCTGCGGAAGCATGGGCGCGTGAGATCGAGGGCGGAATCGACAAAGGTCAGGCTGCCGTCGACGAGCAGACTATCACGGTCGGCGAGCTGGTACGACTGTATAGGAACGCTCGGAATGATTCCAGTCGGCCGGTGGCTGAAAAGTCGAATGAAGACTACATGCTCAAGCGCCTGGAAAGTCACTTTGATGATGAAGTGGCTGCGAAGCTGTCGACCAAGCGGCTCGTCAAGTTTGCACAGGAGCGAAAGAAAGAAGGGGCGGGGCAGTACACCATCGACATGGACATTTCGAAGCTCGGAACCGTGTTCAAGCATATGGCGTCGCTTCTCGATCTCCGACTTCCGCACGCCCCAAGCATCGCGCGGCCAACGCTTGATCACCTGCAACTCATCGGTCCCGGCAAACTTCGCGACCGCCGGCCGACCCGCGACGAAATCGTGAAAATTTTCCAATGGTTTGCCGAGCATCCGGAGCGTGAACAGGCGGTGCCGGATGTTATTCGCGTCGCGATGAAAAGCGCGTTCAGGCGCGGCGAGCTGTTTCGGTTGACGTGGTCGGATCTCGACGTCGAGCGTCGGCTCGCCCTTGTCCGCGATCGGAAGCATCCACGCCAGAAGAAGGGTAATGACGAGTGGGTACCGCTGATCGGCGACTCGCTCGAAGTGCTGTTGCGCCAGCCGCGATATCCCGTGCCGCCAAACTATGAGGCGAAGCGCCGGGCGGACCCATTGATCGAGCCGCACCCGAACGAGTTCATCTTCCGGTTCGATAAGAGCACGGCCAGTAAGTACTTCAAGCTGGCGTGTGACGACAAAGGGATTGTCGATCTGCGGCTGCATGACCTGCGGCACGAAGCGACGAGCGCGCTGTTCGAGGACGGGTGGGATATTCCCGAGGTCGCGGCCGTGACCGGCCACAAGGATTGGCGCAACCTGAAGCGGTATACGAATTTGCGGCCGGATCAGGTTGCGAAAAAGGGGCAGCTGAAGGTTGTGGGCGGGGAATAGCGGAGACTAGACCCCTTATCGGGGGCGCTTTTTGATCCAGCGCCCGGATCGGACTGCGCTCGCGCCCGGAAACGCAACGCGGTGCGCTTTCTTTACCGCGCCTTGCCGCGGTGTTGTCCCAGTCCGGTCGAAGACAATGCCTTTCGAACGGAGTCGGAGATCTGTCGTTTGCTTTGCTTTAGCGCTGCGACCTCTGATTTCCTCAGCGGTACGGAAGCCAACGAGGTACTGGGCTTCGTCGGCCGTGAGCGCAGTTGGCTCGATGCGGAACGTTTCGCGGATGACATGGCCGAATTGCTCCTCTAGACGGCGCACGGTTTTTCGTGCAGGGAATAGTTTACCAGACCGGCTTGCGTTCACCAGAACGACGGCCGCCACCACGTTTCCGCCATTTCGGCGGATGTAATCTGACAGGTCGCAAAGGGTGCCGCCGAGCGTTGTCACGTCGTCGACGAGGACGTAGTTTCCACCGCGCTGAACTGAACCTTGAAACGATGCGCGTGCGATGAGGCGTTCCATTGCGTCAGCGCCGGTGTGATACACCTTCGTGGTCTGCACAATGTGTTCGTCAACGGCGCCCATCACAACACTGAGTACTACTGCGAGCACTTGGGGGATGGCGTTGTCTCCACGTGCCTCTCGGGCGTGCGGAGCAACAAAGATCACTTCCGGCCATCGTCGCGTATTCGCAATCTCGCGGACTTTCCAATACAGCGGCTCGCTGAGATCGCTAACCAGTTCGATGGCGGCTTGGGTATCGCCGGCCTTGGCGGCGGCGTAGCTCGCATGAGCCTTCAGTTCGGTATCGTCCCGCCAGAGAAAAATCGGTTCGTCGACGTTCGGCGGAAAGCCGTGGGTCCGAGTGAGTATTCTGCCGGGTGCGAATTTGCCGAGCAGAACGGTGGGTTTTGGCAATTTCGTATTGGTTTCCAATTGTGTGCCGCCCCGGTCGATGCGATCGGCGGAGTATATCGTGACCGCAGCAGGCCGGTGGCGGCTCGGGCTGAGTCGGGTGGCACTGAGACATCAAAGTGGCTTTAGCTACGCTGCTCGACGTCGCGCCTGGGCCGACATTTCGTCGAGGTAGTCGGCAACGGCGTCGTACGCGGCGAAGCGTGCACCACCCTCCTTGTACGTTGGTATCGGGAACGTTTCGGCGCTGATCTGGTTACGAATCGTGCCTTCCGACATCATCATCAATTGCGCTAACTGAGCGAGCGTCATGCGCGGGCCATACTTTTCGAGAATGTATGCACGGGTGAGTAGGCTCATCGCGTGACCTCCGTTCGGCGCTCTACTAAATGTTGCTGGAGCCATGCAATAGCGTCGGCCGGCGAACCAAGCAACCCTGTTACGCGTCGCCGCGCATTCATCGCGCCGCACTCTCGGTATGTGATCGTGACGGCGCCGGCTGCGATCGCTGCCTGGCGCATCGACATCGCGATATCGAAATGTTCGTCCGATGTGCCGGCGTGCTGAATCCACTTCGCGTTGACGCCGATTGTGCGGACCATTGCGAGCAGCTCGGCGGTTGTATCGGCAATCAGGTGCGACATCTTCATGCGGCCGAACTGGCCGGCAGGATGGAGGTACATGTCGTCGACGTAGACGGTCATTTCGGATCCTCCACAAGTAGGATCAATCGCTGGTTGTTGGAGTAGAGATCCGGCCGGCCGTCGACGATTCCGTACCACCGTAGGAAAGCGCCGTCGTCGTAGATCGCTCTCCACATCTTTCCGGGGTAGACGCCGGTCGGCCGCGATGCGGAGTACTCGGCCAGCTTCTCGAAGGTCGAGCGCGTCATGACGGCATGCTCGTCATCGACGAGAATTTCCCTCCGGGGTGGCTGCCTCCAGTGGCGACCTAACGGATCGGTGATCGGCGGGATCATTGGGGGCTCCCTTCTCGATTCGGCAGTGCGCGATCGAGTTGCATTAGCCCGGTCTCGAGAGTGACGCCAGCAGTGGCGGCCCACGTTCGGGCTTCCTGTGCGGCTCTGTGGCGGGCGAGCGAACCGACCTCGTCGGCCATCAGGTCGAGCAATTCGACGTCGGCCGCCTGCGAGATCTCGACGACGAGCTCGCGGATCGCAATGCGCACCGCCTCGAGGCGCTCGGCTCTGCCTCGGCGGGCAACCGCCGAGGCTTCGTTCGTCTGGATAGGTTTGCGACGCGCGAGCGTCGCTTCGTCCTTCTGGATCGCTTTTGCGGGCGCACGCCCGCGCTTTTCGGTCCCGATCGCCTTGCCGTTGACGCTCGCTAGCGCGATCGCAGTGCGCTGTTTTCCGTGTTCCCGCTTACGCGACAGCGGACGTGGGGTAGAAAGAGCCGGGCGCGAGGTCATTTCGCGCCTCCGGTCGGGAACGGCCATGCGGACGCGGGGTCGAGGCCGGGCTTCACCTGGTGCGTCGGGAATGCAGAAGCGAGCAGCGCGGTATTCGACTTGATCCGCCGCTTGTGCTCGATGGCCGTCAACACATCCGACAGATCGGGGCGTTCCCCTTTGGCGGTGGCTGCCGAGAATTCGGCGGTCATATCGGGGTCCGGCATAGCGATGATCTCGTGCGCCCACGCGAGGATCCGCTTAAATGTCGCTTGCTCCGCCTTGGTCCGCCCGTGCACCGGCGACTTGATCGTATCGACGAGCCGCGCCGCGCCGGAGCGAATGGCTTGTACGCGTGTCCATACGGCACGCGTCTGCGGAGATACCTTCAGAGGGTCGCTCGCGAAGCTCGTGCCCGTGTTGTACTCGATCGAGTAGATCCACGCACCGGGAGCTGGCTGTGCGACGCGAATGTATGCGAGCGGCCCTTTGACGCGTCCGGTGCGCTCAGGGCCGGACAGCGTGTCGGCCGGATCGCAGCAGCCATTTTCGTCAGGTTCTGCAATGGGCCAATGCTTTGAGGCTGGTTTCGCATCGAGCAAATCAGTGAGCGGGACGAGTGCCTTGTGAACAGCGTCGATCGTCGCCGGTGCCAGCTTGCCGAAACCTTCGTCGTGCAATACCGCCTGCAGGGCCTGCAAAAGTTGCTTTGCGCACGGCTCGGTGATCTTCGCCGCCTTGGGCGACGTCGGCTTTTCCGAGGACTTGCCGCCGACCAGATGCTTCTTTGTCACCTTGCTCTTGCCGGCTTCCTTCGCCTTTGAAAGGCCGGAAACGATGCGTTCGAGCGCCTTTTCGCCGCCATGCGCGCGGATCTCTTCGATCGCGAGCGTGCCGGCGACGGCGCCGCTACGTACCAGGTCGTGCAGCGCCTGCGGCGCTTGCTCGAGCAGTGCGATGTCGCGGATGGTCTGGTCCGTGATGTTCAGCTCGTCGCAAATCTTCTTCTGGTCGTACCGGTGGATGTCGCGCAGTTCGGCGATCGCGGCGGCCAGATCGAGCGGTGACGCGGCCTTTTGACGGTTGCTGTGGTGGCCGTCGACAACCATCTTCGCGCGATCGACTTCGCGACTATCCCGCACGACGAGCGGGAGCTTGTCGAGGTGGAGTATTTCGACCAGTTTGGGGTTTCCGCAGGCTTTCCTTGCTGCGCCTGCCGCGAGGTAGCGGTGCTGGCCCTTATAGACGAAGAAATGGTCTTTGTCACCAACCTTGCGCACGTAGCAATGGAGCGGCGACCCTTTGTCGTATCCGTGCTGAATCATCAGCTCGGTGAGTTCCTTCACCCAGGCGTGGTCGACCGGGCGGACGTTGTCGGCGGGATCGTAATGTATCTGGTCGTACGGCACCATCCAGAGATCGGCCGACTTGGCGCCGGCTTGGGCTGCAGCTGCCTTCGTGTTGCCGGTCTCGAACACCGGCAGCAGCGCGAGCGGTTTGGTTTTAGACATGGAACCTCCGGAATGCGGAGCGGATGATGGGCAGCGCGAAGCAGGCAGAGCAGAAAGCCGCAACGTACGCGACGGAAGTGCTGCCGGCGGACATGCCGGCAACGAACCAGAGGAGGGCAGTGACCAGGCCGAAGACGCGGCCGACCACGCGGCCGGTCGACGCGAGCAGGGCACAGGCCATGCAACTGGTGATGGCGATCAGGAGGGCGAACATTGCGTCTCCTCCATTGCTTCGAAGTGGCGACCATCGCGTCCGCACTTATTGAGCCAGCGTGCGATCAGGGGCTGCGTTGAGCGTTGCAGGTACGCGAGGGCGCCGTTCGATCGGATCGGCTCGCCGTTGGTTAGGTCGATGCCCTCGGAGGTGCTCATGTGCATGCAGTGAAGATCTGATCCGGGTTGCCGGATCATTGGTCGTCCGTCGCTGCGAAGCGGCGGAGGCACGTTCTCGCCGTAGTACTTGCAATGAATGCAGAGCTTCATGCGGCCTCCGGCTTCTTGAGGGTCTCGCGCAACGCAGGTGAAGCGTCGAGCTCAATGCGGAGCTGCGTCTTCGGCTTGCGGAGGATGACCGGCGCATATTTCGTGTCGCCGCATACGCGCTCGCATTCCCAGCCAAGTGCGAGAAATGCGTGGACGAAGCGATCGGAGTACTCGGCCGAGATCCCCGTGCCGAGGCGTAGGACATATTGGGCTCGCGAGCTGTAGTTTTCGCGATGGGCCCGGAGTACGAGCGAGTAGTCCGCCGGACTGACGGCGAGCTGGTACTTCTTGTGCAGGGCTCGCAGATCGGGTTCGATCGCGCGGATTTGCTTCTCTGCGCGCTTCAACTCGGCAAGGCGGCGGCGATAGCAGGTTTCCGCGTGTTCGACGAACCCCGCATACGTCGTGGGCGGAGTCCAAGCGGTGGATGGCTTCTTCATGCTGCCACCTTTGCCGCGCGTTTGCTGTGCGGCTTCGCCTTGCGTGCGGCATTTTCAATAGCGGTCGTTGCCGCGTGTTCGGCTGCTTTCCGGTGCCGACGGGCGGCATTGATCGCGCTTTCGCAATCGCCGTCGCTCGGATACGTGATCTGCGTTCGGACGACCTGGTCGCCGTCCATGATCAGGTACTCGGTGTAGATGCTGTCCTGGATCGGGCGGCGCATCACCACGGTCTGACCGATGAGGATCGGCGTCGAGGGCCGACGGGTTTCACGGTTGTAGCGGACGATCGTCCGCAGGCCGAGGGTATCGCCGCGCGGGGCGTCAGGTTCGAAGCGCTTGATCTGGCGGGGCATCGTGCTATTCCTCTTCGCTTTCGCCGGCCGCGCGACTCTTCATGTCGACGTGTCTGGCGTGTGGTTGCTGATCGCGCGTCCGGAGTGCCGCGCAGTTCGCGAGGCAGATCCGGAGGGCTGGATTGGTCAGGGATGCGGAGGCGGGGCCGGGAAGGTGGCGGAGACGATGCTCGCGTGCAATGTCGGCATCGGTAACAGGTATCCGCTTTGCCATTACCCAGTCCCGTCACCGATCAAGGCTTTTCATCGGGGGGCGACGAAGGCTGCGCTATGCTGTCCCTTTCAACAAACGGGGATTCAGATGGCGGACCTTTTTCCGACCGTTGATCACGGCGACACTCATTTCGATACCTATGTGGATCGTCAGCGCCGACAGCGGAAGATTTCGTCGGAAGCGGCGGAGGTGTTGGAAGATCTGAACGATCTTCTTTCGGCAAGTCGTGCGCTTGCGAAGGCACATTTTGGAAGTGATGCGTCACCTGACCATGCTGTTGCGCTTTTTCAGGTGTTAGCGACGGAAATCCGTCATCGGGCAAGCACTCCCCGCAAGGACACGGAGTGATATCGCGTCCGAAGGGATAACGGCCGAAATAGCCAGTGCAGGATGCGCACTGGCGAAACCGCTTTTCGCCCGGCAACGGATCAGCGTAGCCGGGGGCAGCGTAGAAATATGATTCGGGGCTGTCGGCGCTTGGCTGGCGCAGCCATCCGAGCTGTTCCATGGCCTTTGCGAGGCGTGCCTGCGCCTCGATCGACCATTCGCGCGAATCCAGTTCCGCAACCTCGCGAAGCAGGTCAATCGCGGTGACCCGAATGCGGTCATGCAGATACGTTTCCAAACGACCTTTGAACGCACCGTTGGTAAGGGTGATCGTGTTCATAGCGCGATCTCCCTTACACCATCGAGCGCTGCTGCGCGATCGGTGCAGCCGGCACGTCGTTGCTCGGCACGAGATTCACGAGAATCACGACCAGAGCGGCAACGATCGTGAGACGCCAGGCGGCGGATGACTCGACCGGCTTGGCGGGCGGAAAGTAGCTTTGCTGCATGCGCTGCAGTTCCGCCCGTCGGGCGTCTGTGTGCGCGTCATAGATGGATTTCATGGCGGTCTCCGGTGGGCGCGTCGGAAGACGCGCTGAACCGGAGAATAGCCATTAATGGAAATCAATGCAAGCCAGAAACGGCTATTTCAGATTTGAGATGTCCTTTCTTGTTCCCTTTGTGGTTGGTGGGGCTTGACTGCTCGCGGCTGAGTGGCGGGATGCGAGTGCGGTGGTCAGTTGTGCCGCAAGCGATAGGGCTGCGTCTAGCCAGTCGAATGGGTTGATGTATGTCGCTACGATAAACGCGATGCCTGCTAGGGCTGCGACGCTTGAGTAGCCGCGCTCGAATCGGCGTGGCGGGCGGCGCTGTCGCTCGCGTTCTTTGTGCTGTTCGATTGTCGTCGCGAGCTGCCGGAGTTCGTCGGCGATTGCGGCCGCCATCTCCGGCTCGATTCCGGCGGCGGAAATGCCCAAGTGCCCCCTGGCATCCAGGTACACCATTGCTGCAGCTATAGCGGGCGATGGTGGCCCGAGGAGGGCTTGCTTGATGTGCCGCCGGACGGTGTCGGCGCGGTCTAGTGTGGATTGGCTGTGAATGTCGCCTGAGTGATTTTCATTGCCCCGGAAATCACTGAGACGAGCTATGCCGGTTTCGTTTCTGTGGGTTGGTCTGTTCTTTGGGTTCATTGTCAATGCTCAGCGTGTCATCATTTAACTCACGCTGTATGGCATTGAGCAATCGCTCTTTTAGGCCAGGCGGGGGCTCCTTGCTTGAGCTCACCGTAAGGGGGGTGTCCTCGGATTTGGATTTGTACCGTTGGATGGTGAACTCGATAAATGCCTTGATTTGCTCTTTATCGGCTTCCGGAAGGCTGTTGTAGCCTGATTCATCTTGTACTGGCGTGCTGCTCGATGGCGCATCCTTGTCCGTGAGGAGGGAGGCCGGTGTGACACGGAAGGCTTCGGCGAGTGATTCGACCTGCGCGAGCTGTGCGTATACCTCTCCGCGCAAGATTCGACCGACCGTGCTCTGAGCGATCTTGGCGCGCGTCGCGACCTTCATCTGAGTATCTAGATGTGGTGTGACCTCCATAAGGCTGTGGAGGCGTCTAGCAAGTATTTGCCTGATGTCTGCTCGTTTCATGGTCCACAGCGTGCCACCCGTGGTTAGCCATTTGCGGCAATCTTCCGAGCCGGCTTGGTTGTATGAATAACCATTAATGGCTATCATGTCGGGACTCTTAGTTCTGAGGTGCCGCTATGGACCATCACCGCCGTTCGATGTTGGACGCCACGCTCGAACGTCTTGGGCGGGAAAAGGGGAATCTGCGCGAGATCGCCAAGGCAACCGGCGTTCCTTACTCGACGTTGGCGAAGATTAGCTCAGGTGCGGTTACCGATCCCCGCGTGTCGACTGTCCAGGCGCTGCACGACTACTTCGACGGTCGCCCCAAGCGCGCAACCGAGTCTGCATCTTAGGTCGGCTGTTGACCGGTAAACAGAATGAAAGTCCTCCATCACCAAGAACAAATGGGGCTCCTATGACCTGCAGATATAGCGGGACAGATTGGCTTGATGTCCTCTACACGTCGGTGCGCAATACGCCGGGTGGGGTGGCGGATGCAGCTCTCTTCCTGACCGCTCGCCGCGGACGTTCGATCTCAGTTGAGTCGCTTCGGTTGCGTCTTCGCGCGGTCGACGAGAATCGCCTCTCGATGGAAATGTTTGAGCTGCTGATCGAGTGGATGGAGGAGCACGGTTCTCCGCACGCACACGATGCGCTCTATGCGCTCAATGAGCGCTTTGGACTTCGGGCGACCAACGTCGACGCAGCCGAGGGGCAAGACACCGTTCACGCCCTGGTCCTCCAGGCTCTCGATCTCACGCACCAGACCGGTGTCGTGATGAACGAGGTTCGCGGCGCCGTCGCGGACGGAAAGATCACAACGGCCGAGGCTGAGGCGGTCACGGTTGCTGCTCGAGCACATCAGCGCATGGCGGACCAGCTGATCGACGCTGTTGTGCGTCTCAGCAAGCTCGGTCGAAGCTGATCATGCGTTTCGCCGAGGGGATGGCGTGCTGCAACCCGTATCGCGAACAGGCGGGCCTTTCATGCGACTACGGCAATCAGTTGTGCTGCGCCAGCTCCGCGATTGAGCGTATGGCGATCGGCATGCCGTCGGGTATCCCGCGTCTTCTCAATATGCTGTTCGACACGTTTCCTGCCTCGGCCGGGTATGTGATGCAGCACGCACTACGTTATGCCGATCCCGCCGTCGCACTCGACGTTGCAGCGAAGTATTGCGCCTCGATGCAGTCACGCGCAGATCGCGTGGCATTCAAAGACCAGGTCGCCGGCTATCTCAGCGCAGAGCAACTGGCGACATTCGAAGAACGCACTCTCGCCGAATTCCATCGGCGAAAGGCATCTACCAATCGGGGATAACAAAGTGACTTTGAATCAATCGTCCGCCCTTCGTACGCGCCACAACCGCGTCCGTCGCCTCAACACGAGCCCTTCGTGCATGTCTTTTGCTGCTGGCCGCGCATCGTTCCGGCTTCATATTACGTCCCGCAAATTCTGGATCGGAGCGTGAGCCTTGTCCTCGATCGACCAGATCATCGCGCAGCTCGATGCTGCGGGGCACCCGCGATTGCCCGAAGGACATCCCATCGCGGATGGAAAACCGCACCGCTACGGGCCCAAGAAAAAACACTGGTACTCCCTGCACGAAATCGTCCGTAACGGACAGGTCGTCGGCTACACCGGTGCATTCGGCGAATGGAGCGCCGATGATAACGGCGCTCAGAAATTCGAATGGCAAGGGTCGACGCTGCCACCCGATGTACTTGAGGAAACGCGTCGACGTCAGGCTCAAACCGAGCGAGCGGAGATGGAGAAGCGGCAACAGGCTGCAAAGCTTGCTGCAAACCGTGCTTGGGATCAGTGGGCACACGCTGCCGATGTAGGCGAATCTCAGTACCTCGAGCGGAAGCAAATCACGCCGGAAGGTGTGCGCTTCGCTGACGACGGGACGATCTACGTACCGATGTGGCGCCACAGCGCCGACGGGGCGCGGATGGTCGGTTTGCAGAAGATCACGCCGGACGGTGCGAAGCGGTTCAACAAGGGCACGGAGAAGAAGGGCGCGGAATGTCGCCTCGGCGCATCGAGCGCCGATGACAAGGTGGTGATGGTCGCGGAGGGGTACGCGACTGCTCGCACAATCCGTATGGCGACCGATGACGCGATCCCGGTTTCGGTGTGTTTCGACGCCGGCAACATAATGCTGGCCGCGCAGGCATTGCGCGATGCGTATCCAGACGTGCATATCTTGATCTGCGCTGACGACGACTGGAAGGTCGAGCAGCAGATGCGGAACTGGCTCGCCGACAAGCTTGGCTATTCCGGTGACCTAGTCATCGGTGCCGATCCGGTCGGGATCGAACATCGAGGCACCGTACATCGCGTGAGCGCCGAAATCGGGCAGATCAACGGCGGCGTTCCGTTCGTCGAGCTGCGCGTTGTCGTCGAGTCACGGCCCGAGCAGATCAAGCGATTCGAAAACACCGGCCGGTCGCGTGCGGAAGAGGCGGCGGTAGCTGTCGGCAATGCCAGCGTCGCGTTTCCGGTTTTCTCGAATCGCGAGGACCGTAAGCTGACTGACTTCAACGACCTGCATTGTGAAGAAGGGCTGCACGTCGTCAAAGACCAGATCACGCGCGCGATCCTCGCCGCATTGGCGCCGGCCGCGAGTGACGTGAAGCCGTTTCCACACTTGCATGCTGTCGAAAGCACGGTTGATCCGCTGTACGAGCAGGCCGTTTCGGTGGTGCGCGAAGCGCATCGAGCCTCCGTGTCGCTGGTGCAGCGACAACTGCGGATCGGATACAACCGCGCTGCCCGGCTCCTCGCGGAAATGGAGAAGGCCGGCATCGTTTCGCCGGAGAACGACAAGGGTGCGCGTCGGGTGCTGGCTGCTCAAGACGAGTTGCCCGCGACGTACGCTGGCGCTGCGGATGATGAACCGCCCCCTGAAGATGCGCGACAGCCTCGGTCTTGGTACGCGGATCTGCGCCGCACGAACAGCGGTGCGTTGCTCCCGACTGTCGACAACATATTCGCGATCCTGGCGAATGACCCGAAGTGGGATGGCGTGCTCGGCTTCGAGCTGTTTGCATTGCGGATCGTGAAGTTGAAGCCTCCGCCATTCCCCGGCGGTGAAGCGGGAGAATGGACAGATCGCGACGACGCGCGTTGTGCATTGTGGCTCGGTCAGCGGTACGCGGTAAGCCCGCGTGCGGATCTGATCGCCGACGCAGTATTCCTGGTGGCAGAGCGCAATTCGTATCACGAGGTTCGCGACTATCTCGCCAGCTTGACCTGGGATGGGACGCCGCGGCTGCGGAGCTGGCTGGTAACGTACCTGGGCGCTGAGGACACGGAGTATGTGCGCTTGGCCGGGTTCAAGTGGCTCGTCGCGTCGGTCGGTCGCGTCATGAAGCCCGGCTGCAAGATGGACAACGTCCTGATTCTCGAAGGCGCCCAGGATGCCGGTAAATCGTCTGCGTTCCGGACAATCTTCTCTCAGCGCTGGTTCACGGACGCGAACATCATCATCGGCGACAAGGATTCGTATGCGGTGATGGCCGGGAAGTGGGTGATCGAGCTGGCCGAGCTCGACGCGCTTTCGAAGTCCGAGTCGTCGAACTCGAAACGCTTCTTCTCGACCGCCGTCGACACCTATCGGCCGCCCTACGCGAAGCGTGCGATCGACGTGCCACGTCAAAGCGTGTTCGCCGGCACGGTGAACTTCGACACATACCTGAAGGACGAATCGGGCAACCGCCGCTACTGGCCGGTCAAGGTGGCCGACATCCTGAACCTGAAGGGGCTTGCAGCTGATCGTGATCAGATCTGGGCCGAGGCGTTTCAGACGTATTGCGAGTGGGACGCAGCGAACCTCGAGGCCGATGGCGCTATTCCGGCTCCGTGGCAGGTGTTGGCAGACGAGAAGCCACTGTTCCGTGTCGAGCAGGATGCCCGGTATGAAGGCGATGTCTTCGAGCCGATGATCGCGCGATTCATCGAGTTGAGGGATCGCGTCACCATGGAAGAGATCCTCGGCGAATGTTTGAAGCTCGATATGTCGAAGTGGACGCCGGCCGAGCAGCGTCGTATTGGCAAGGCGATCAAGTCGATAGGCTGGATCCGAAAGCGGGAGACGAAAGGCGGACGTGGCTGGTATTACCAACGTCCGGAGCAGGTCGAAATCATCGCACGGCCTGCGTCAGCAGCGCTCGCGACAGCGGAGGTGGGCGATGAATCGTGCTTTTGAACATCGCATTCATGTCGCGCCGGCCGCATCGTTCATCGCATTGCGTCAGCGCTGTATGTCGCGCCAACTTGCCATTTCTGTCGCGCCGCGTCAGCGTGTTCGGCGCGCTGTGCGCCGTCCCATGTCCCGACGTCCCAAGCGTTCCGCCTCGCGTATGTGTGCGTGCGCGTGCGACGTGCGCGACGTGAGCGCGTGGATGGGCGCATGTCGCAAGCGCGCGCACGCGCACCTGACCATTTTTTCTTGGGACAGTGGGACAGTAGGACGAAATAACGAACGGGGTGGGGAATGATCGACCTGAAAGAGCGAGCCGGGACCGCGATGAATGTGCAGAGCCAGCTGAACGATCAGGCGGTCGACGGTGAGACGACGTTGGCGGCGCTCGCGTTCGCCGGCGAACTCGGAAAGTTACTTTGGCACATGAAATACGGGCAGGACGTGAAGCGCTCGGGGATGCAGCGTGCGACGCTACTACTCTCGCATAGCGTTCGATGCTCAAAGAAATTTTCGCGGGTGAAGTTCACTGGACTCGATCATCAACAGTCGCGCGATAAGCGGCGAGGGAAAAAGGTCGAGGCGGCACGGGCCGACATCGTCCAACGATTCGCTCGGCGTGCGATCGTTGAATGGTGCGCGGATCTCTGCATCGCATGTGACGGGCGCGGCATTCTCGGGCGGACGCCACGTGCTGAGCCTGCAGTGCACGACATCGAGTGCCCGGTCTGCCTCGGTCGCAGAAACGTGGTGATCGATGAACAACGAGTTCCTTTCGCACACAACGGTCGCGGGCCGATGATGCTGCGTGAGTACGATCGATGCCCGAATTGCGGTGGCTCGGGAAAGTTGCAGATACTCGAGCGGGCAGAACCTGCGGGTCGGCAGATCTGCAAACACTGCGCTGGAACAGGGAAAGCACCAGTCGACGAGCCCGGCCGCGCACATGCGCTCGGCATCTCATTGGACCTTTACCGATCGCAATGGCCGCGCATGTTCGATGCGATACTCGCAATGCTCGACCAGGCCGACGGCGGGGTCGCCGACACGATGCGGAGAAAGATGCAACGATGAAAGCCGTTGCAATCCAAGAAATGTCGGCGTATATTTCCGCCATCCTTTACCGGAACACTGGATATTCGCTGGCACCGCGCGTTAGTCGTGCAAACCTCTCGGAGACAAAAGAAGAATTAAGGGTGCCCGTTAGGTCAGTGGGAGGCGTTCGCCCTCACAAAACAGAATCATCGAAGCCTCGAGCGCGAAAGCCTCGGGGCTTTTTCGTTGGAGGTTCCGTCGAATGGACAACGTTACTGCGCAGGTGCAGTCGCTACCCGCGATGTCCCGCCTTACCGAAGTAGTCGGCCGACAGTTCGTGTTCGCATCTCGGGATGCGTTGAACAAGGTGGCCGGATATATCGTGGCGGCGCAGGATCGCGAGATGAAAGACGTGTTCTATCGGCCGATCGATTACACGTTGAAATCCGTTGCGGTACTGAAGCGGGCAACGGCGACAGACCCAACCGCGAAGGTTGGCTTCAAGTCATTTGCATTCAAGGGTACGGCAGCTGGCGACTATTTGAAGCCGCAAGTCTTCGGCGGCACGCGTCCGATGACGCGGTTCGAACAGATGCTCGCGCTATCGGGCAAGTTGCCGAACGGCGACTATGTCCAGCCGACGTCGGCGAATGTGCGGGACAGTTACGGGAACGTGCCGCGTAGCGTCTACTCGGCAGTGGCTTCGCAGATCCGAGCGTCGCGGGACAGCGCGCAGAACGAAACGACGCGCTCGCGCAAACGGAAGTCGCGCGATCCGGTCAAAGGGGTTCGGTATTTCGTTGGTCAACCGGCCGGCGGTCGATTCGCGCTCGGCGTGTGGGCGCGGTACACCTTCGCGAATGGCTCGGCGATCCGACCAGTGTTCGCGTTCGGTGCGCAGCCGCACTACGAAGAGCGCTATCCATTCTTCGATGTCGCCGAGCAGACGGTCGACGCGACGCTCGCCCCGGAAATGCAACGGGCCTTCATGTTCGCGCTCGCGACCGCGCGGTGGTGACGGCCTGGCCGTCGACCCTTGGGTCCTTCCCGAAGGCGGGCGGATGCGGGTAATTCGAGCCCTGTTACGCACGCGGTCAAAGCGACTTTTCAGGGTAGTCACTAAGGTAGTCAGGTAGTCAATTTGAGGGTAGTCGGGTAGTCACCGGCTACCCTTTTTCCATTCAGGAGGCGGCATGCCGAAGCTCGGACAAAGAGCTTTCGCGCGGCACGTCGGCGTCACGTTGCGCGCGGTGCAGAAGGCGATCCAGTCCGGGCGCATCGTCGTCGACAGTGACGGCAAGATCGATGCCGACACAGCCGTTGCCGCGTGGCGCCGAAACACGGACGACTCGCGACGATCGCTGACCGACCAGGCACGCCAGACCGCAATAAATCGTGGTTCCAACGCCTCTGCCCCGGCTCCTGATGACGATGACATCGACGAAGACGAGGAAATCGGCGCCAAACCCGCTGACGCGGCAAAAGAGGATCCGTCGCTTGCGACGTATCGCGATGCTCGTGCTCAGCGCGAGATCGTGCGTCTGGAGCGCGAACGGTTGGAGTTGGAGCGCGACCGCGAAACAGTGCTGGCGCGCGATGTGGCGGAGCGCCTCGCATTCACTGCGTTTCGTACCGTGCGCGACAACGTTATGAACGTCCCCGTCCGGATCAAAGATGTTCTCGCAGCCGAGACCGATCCAGTCCGCGTGGAGATGCTGCTTGAGGAGGAGCTGGCGCGAGCGTTGGCATCGATCAACGCTGACGCGCTGTTGCAAGACACCGACGAGGATGATGACGATGGGAGCGATCGAATCGTTTCTGAAGAAGATCACGGACGCGATTCATCCTGACCGCAACGTCGGCATCGCTGAATGGGCGGAAGACAATCGCGTCCTGCCGCCGGATAGTCCGGAGCCCGGGAAGTGGCGCAACTCGCGCACGCCGTATCTGGTCGGCATCATGGATGCGCTGTCGGGTTTGCCGAGCAAGGTGACGAGGTACGCGCACGACGACACACGGATCTTTGACAACAGTCGTGTGACGCTGGTGGCAATGCAGAAGGGCCACCAGCTCGGTGGTTCAGCCCTCGGAGAGAATTTCATTGGGCGGGCGATTACGCAGGCCGCGGGCAATATTCTTGCAGTGTTCGCAACGCGAGACGATGCCGAGAAATGGGAGATGGACCGCTTCGAGAGCATGCGCACGTCGACGAAGGCGCTGAAGCGATTGATCCGCGACTCGAACAAGAAAGGTTCCGAGAACACGAAGCTCCGCAAGAAGTTCGCTGGTGGGATGCTGAACCTCGTCAGCGCAATGCGGGCCGGTCGACTTAAATCGACGACTGTTCGCTACGCGCTGCTCGAGGAGGTCGACGAGTGGCAATTTAACGTCGACGGACAAGGTAATCCGGTCATGTTGACGATCAACCGGACAAGTAACTTTGGCCGCCGTGCCAAGGTATTCGCGAACAGTACACCGACCATCAAGCGGCGCTCGCAGATCGAGGCGCTGTACGAACAGGGGGATCAGCGGCGCTATTTCGTGCATTGTCCCGAATGCAGTGCGCCGCAATTCTTCGACTGGCACAAGGGCATGAAGCGGTCGCCGAGTGATCCCTCAACTGTTCTTTACTTCTGTCAGACCGGGTGCGGCGTTGGTAGTACGGAGAGCGCCTGGAAAACCAAGGGCTATGAAAACGCGTATTGGATGCCGACAGCGCGCGGCGCCGGTAAGGTCGCGAGCTTTCACCTAAGTGCATTGTACGCACCGCTTGGCTGGCGTCCGTGGTCCGAACTGATGGACGACTTCGAGGCGGCGAAGACAGACACCCTGAAGATGATCGCGTTTGTGAACAACGCGCTCGCGGAGTGCTGGGAGGATAAGAGCGCGGAACTGAAGTGGGAGGCGATCAAACGTCGAGCTGAACCGTACAAGCTGCGTTCGATACCAATTGGCGCGTTGATCCTGGTGTGTTCCGTCGACACGCAGAATGACCGCCTTGAAGTGCAAACCGACGCCTACGGGCGCGGCATGCGTAACTGGACGATCGATTACGTTGTCTTTCATGGCGATCCTGCTCGGCCGGAGGTCTGGAATCAGCTCGACGCGTACCTCGAGCGAACATTCACGAACGCGTTCGGTGTCTCGATGCGCATTCAGCTCTGCGGTGTCGACTCGGGCGGTGGCCGCACGCAGGACGTATACGACTATTGTCGGACGCGTCGCCACAAGGGTGTGTTCGCGCTCAAGGGTGCGTCGGAGAAGCACAAGCCAATTATCGGTAAGCCGACCGACGTTGACGTGACCGTGAAGGGCAAGACCTACGCGAAGGGCGTGAAGCTCTGGCCGGTCGGCACGGATACGGCCAAGAGCAGGATCTTTGGCGACTTACTCGGCGACGAGGAGCTCGAGCCGGTGGATCGACGGATGCACTTTTCGATCGACCTCGAGGACGAGTACTACGAGCAACTGACGGCGGAAGCGTACAACCCGTCGAAAGACCGGTGGGACAAGCTCCGGAAGCGAAACGAAGCGCTCGACCTGAAGGTGTATAGCCTGGCGTGCGCATATCACCCGCGGTTGCGGCTGAACACGTACACGGATGCGGACTGGGCCGCGCTCGAGGCGGTCATCGAGCCGCGCATCAACGATCTGTTCTCGGCTCCTGTCGGGGAATCGGCTGCCGCGCAGGATACGTCGTCCACGTCGGCCGACCCCGACGATGACGTCGCGACCGTGGTGGTTGAAGCGAGCGAGACTTCGCCGACGGTCCCGGCCGCGGTCGAGTCGCCACCTCAATCTCAGCCAGCAACGGACAGCGGCGTGCAGGGGCAGTGGATCCCGAAGCGCAAAAACTGGTTTGGAGGGCGATAGACATGGCATTCACGCAGCAGAACCTGGATGCGATCGAGAAAGCGATCGCATCCGGGACGCTCACAGTCGAGTACAACGGGAAGCGGATCACGTACCAGTCGACGGCGGATCTCATCCGCGTACGCAACATGATCAAGTCGGATCTCGAAAACCGGTCGGGGACGGGCGCATCGCGTTCGAGCATCGGCATCTATAGGCCGTACTGACATGAAATCCAATTTTCTTGACCGCACGATCGAGTGGTTCGCACCACGCTACGCCGCGTCGCGCATGCGGGCTCGCATGGCGATGGACGCGGTCCGCGGCTTCGACGGTGCGAAGCGCGGGCCCCGATCGGCCGGTTGGCGAACCTCCGGCGCGAGTTCGTTGGCGGACTTGATGCCGTCGCTCGCGACGCTTCGCAATCGCGCGCGCAACCTGGTCATCAACAATTCGCACCTGCGGCGAGCATTGAAGATTCTCGTCGCGAACGCGATCGGTACCGGCATCCAGGCGAAGTTCGCCGACGAGAAGCAGCGGAAGTCGTGGAAGCGGTGGGTGAAGTACTGCGATGCGGACGGGCTGCTCGATTTTTACGGGCTGCAGGCCAAGGCGTATCGGTCGATGAAGTTGTCGGGCGAGGTGCTGGTGCGATTCCGCCGGCGCCGAGCGAGCGACGGGCTAGAGGTGCCGCTGCAGATCCAGATTCTTGAAATCGACTACCTTGACTCACTGAAGGTCGGTGAGGTCGCTGGCGGGTTCATTCTCGCCGGTGTGCAGTTCAACCTGATCGGCCAGCGCGTCGGATATTGGCTGTTCGATCAGCATCCCGGCGAAATCGCGCAGGTGCCGAAGAACATGCAGAGCCGGTTCGTGCCAGCGAGCGAGGTGCTGCATTTGTTCGACGCTATCGACCGGCCTAATTCGGTGCGCGGGTTTCCGTGGCTCGCGTCCGCGATCTGGGCGGCACGTGATCTCGATGAATATCAGGATGCCGAGCGTATTCGAAAGAAGATCGAGGCGTGCTTCGCGGTGTTCGTCAAATCCCAGGACGATCAATTTCGGGCGGGTACTCCGGGAGTACAGAGCCCCGGCGACCCGCGCCGTGTCGAGTCGCTTTCGCCCGGCATGATCGAATATCTGCGCACCGATGAGGACGTCAGTTTCGCCGCGCCTGCGACGAACGACGGATATGAAGCGGGCGTCCGAATCGATCTCCGAGCGATTGCCGCAGGGACCGATACGACATACGAGCAGCTGACCGGCGACTATTCGCAGGTCAACTTCACGAGTGGTCGGATGGGAAAGATGGAGTTCAATCGCATGCTCACGCAAGAGCTATGGCTCATCTTCATCCCCATGTTCTGCGAGGCGATTGCGGCTCAGTTCGCCGCTACGGCGTACCTCGCGGGCGTTACAGCGTCACCGGACTATGACGTGTCCTGGTCGCCGAACCGAATCGAAATGATTGATCCGCTTCGCGAGGCGAACGGGATGATCGCGTTGATCGAGGCGCGACTGAAGAGCCGGCACCAAAGCATTCGCGATCTTGGTGACGATCCGGAAGAGACCGACGCAGAGATTACGACCGACCCGTTGAACACGGAGATTCCGGAGCCGAAGGGGACGTCACCATCGGGGCGGGTGTTGTCCGAGCTGCTGTCTCGGCTGCGCCGCCTCGAGCTGTTCGTTGCGTCGGCAGAGCATTAGTCACCGAAAGTTACTTTGACCCATCTAACGCCCGCCTCGCGCGGGCGTTTTCATTGGAGTGAACCATGTCCGTACCCGCTCAAGGGCATCGCCGCAGCGCCGGTGCGCCGGCCGGTTCGATGCCTATCTTTACCCGATCGCAGCCCGTTACCACGGTCAACGCTGAGGCTCGCACTGTCGACGTGACCTGGACGACGCTCGCGCAGGTGATGCGCTACGACTGGTGGCGTGACCGAAGCTACATCGAGGAGCTGAGCGCCGATTCGACGGCGGTTCGAATGGGACGGCTGCAGTCAGGCAGCGCTCCGTTGCTCCGCGATCACGACACTTGGGACGGGATCGACTCCGTGCTTGGTGTTGTCGAGAGCGCGTCGCTGGATTCGACGACGTCGACGGGCGACGCATCGGTTCGCTTTTCGTCACGGGAGGCGGTGCAGCCGTACTTTCAGGACGTCCTGGACGGCATCCTGCGCAACATCTCGTTCGGCTATCGCATCTACGCCGTCGACATGATCCCGCCGGGGCAGGAGGGCAACGATCAGTGGATCTATCGCGCGATCGACTGGGAGCCCTACGAGATCTCGCTCGTGTCGATTCCGGCGGACCCGAACGCAACAGTGCGGGGCGAAGGCAATGGTGCCGGCGCCGTGCAACAACGATTCTTCCCCTGCATCTTCAACGATCGAAGTGCAGGGGGTTCTCAAGACGGGGCTAGCGCCTCGCAACGCGACCAAGGAGCTGTGATGCCCGGTGAAAACCAGAACCAACCCGCCGCAACTGCGGCCGCTGCGACTCCCACGGAGGCGGCACGAGGCGCTGCTACGCCGACCGAAATCGAAGCCGCTCGTACTGCGGCGGCGGACGCGGAACGCCAACGTGTGATCGATCTGCGCACGGCGGTACGCGCAAGCGTGCTCGACAATCAGGACGCGCTGTTGCTCGGTTTCATCGAGCGCGGGGTCACGGTGGATGCAGCGCGTACCGAAATCCTGCGTTTGCAGGCCGAACGTAGCGCCGCCAATACGCAGCGCGGCGCTCATGTCGAGACGGTCGTCGACGAGACCGAGCAGCGCCGTGCCGGCATGACCGACGCGCTGATGCACCGGGTCAATCCGGCGCACCAGCTCACGGAAGCCGGCCGCGTCTATCGCGGCATGACGTTGCGCGAACTGTGCCGCAACGCGCTCGAGGCGGCCGGCGTTCGTACGGCCGGCATGGATCTGCGCGCGCTCGCCGGAACGGCACTCGGCTTGACCGAGGCATCGCGTGCGTACGGCACGACATCGGACCTGCCGGCAGTGTTCGGCAACGTGATCAACCGGACGTTGCGCGAGGCGTACTCGGCGGCGCCCCGTTCGTTCACGGCGTGGGCGCGTCCTGGTACGTTGGTGGATTTCCGTGCGGCGACGCGTGTCCAGGTCGACGGCGCGTTGAAGCTCGAAAAGCGCAACGAAGCGGGCGAATTCAAGTACGGCAAGCTCGTCGACAACGGCGAGGTGATTCAGCTCGGCTCGTACGGGAAGATCATCGCGTTCACCCGCGAAATGATCATCAACGACGATCTGTCGGCGCTGCAGCGCGTGCCGTTGTACTTCGGTCGATCGGCAGCCAACCTCGAGTCGGACATCGTCTACGGTGCGCTGACGGGTGCCGCACCGATGTCGGACGGCAAGGTGTTGTTTCACGCGGCGCACAAGAATCTCGCGGCAGCTGGTGGCGCGATCGGGATCGACACACTCAGCGCGGCCCGTACCGCGATGCGGACGCAGCCGGCGCCGGGTGATGGCACGCCGATCAACGCACAGCCGAAGTTCCTGCTCGTGCCCGCCGCACTCGAAACGGTCGCTGGTCAATTCACCAGCAGCCAGTACGTGCCGAACGTGGCGACGCAGCAGAACCCGTTCTTCAACACGCTCACGCCGATTGTCGAGCCGCGCCTGGATGCGATCAGCACGGCGTCGTGGTATCTGGCCGCTGATCCGGCCTCGATCGACACGATCGAATTCTGCTACCTCGAAGGCGAGGAGGGGCTGTACACCGAACAGCAGATCGACTTCGACGTCGACGGCGTGAAGGTCAAGGCGCGACTGGACTTCGCCGCCAAGGCGGTGGACTGGCGCGGTCTTTACAAGAATCCGGGCGCGCAGTAACCGCCTCGCAGTAGCACGTGATAAATGCGCCGGCCCCGAGCCGGCGCGTTTGTTTGGGCATCCATTTCTCGAGGGATCAGTCTATGTTCAATTTCATTCAAAAGGGCAGCACCATCACGGCGTCGCTCGCCTTCGCAGTCAATTCCGGCCAGCTGGTCCTGCTCGGCAACGGCAAGGTGCCGGCGATCGCCAGCGGGAGCTATGCGGCGAACACGCCGGGCGAGTACGTGACGAAGGGCGTGTACGAACTGCCGAGCGCCGCGGCCGGTGCTGCTGCTGTCGGCGACAAGGCGTACTGGGATTCGGTGAACAACGTCGTGACGATCACGGCGCAGGACAACGATCCGATCGGGCATTTCGCGTCATCCAAGGTGGCGAACGACGCGACCGCGCGCATCCGGCTCTGGCTGTGAGCGTATTCGATATAAGCGCGGTATTCGACGCGGCACGCGACGCCGGCATGCTCACCGAGGTAACGGTGGAGGGTGACGGCGTGCCGCCGCCGTTCTACGCCGACTTCCTGCAGCCTGGTTCCGACATCCTGCAGAACATGGCGCAGGCGGTCGATTACGGCATCGAATACCGGACGTCTGACGTACCGGCCCTGCCAAAGCATACGGTCGTCCTGATCGGGGGGCAGCGATACAGAGCCACTCGTGCGGGGCGGCCGAGCGATGAGGCGGGATTCTTCAGCTTTGTTCCGCTCGAGCGCCTATGACGACACGCCGTGAAGTCTATATCGAGGATCTGCTCGCTGCGGCCGGCAGCGATGCCGGCCTGCAGCAGCTCGACGTCCAGGTCGGCCGCTCGGTAGTCGACGCACTCGATGAAAAGCATAGTCTCGCGCTTGTTTTGCACCTCGGCGGTGAAGCGTCGCCCGACCGTTCGGCCGTTGGATTCGCGACCCGTCAGACGGAGTTGCTTTGCACCGTCATCACACGGGACACAGCGCCGGATCGCGCTGCCGATCTGGTGCTCGAGTTGGCTCACCCCATCGTCATGAACTATGACGCATCCGGAATCATTGATGTCAGTGAGGGCCACACCGATCCGCCGATCTTCGCGAACGTCGACGGTGAATCGTGCCTCCGGACGGTTCACTACATCTTCACCTATCGGACCCGCTGGAACAGCCTGACCGAATGAGTCGGTCGACTCGTACAGCACTCTCATTTCAGGAATCAGGCTTATGACCAAGCGAACCCGAAAAACCGTCGTCCTGGCCGCGTTGCAAGTTGCGCTCGGCGTGCCCGTTATCCCGACTGGAGCGGACAATGCGATGGTCGTCAGCGATGTCAGCTCGACGCCGGTGGCGGCGACCTATGCGCAACGGAACAACGTGAAGCCGTATCTCGGCAACGATCAGCAGCTCGTTTCCGAGAAGCACAGCGAGCTGTCGTTCAGCGTCGAAATCGCGGGTAGCGGCGCGGCCGGCACGTTGCCGGCCTGGGATCCGTTGCTGCGCGCCTGCTCGTTTGTCGCAACCGTCACCGAGGATACGAGCGTCGCATACGCTCCGATCAGCGACGAACCGTTGCCGGTGACGATCTACTACTTCCTCGACGGTCTGCTGCACAAGATCTCGAACGCGTTCGGCACGGTTTCGCTCGACCTGACGTCGAACGCGATCCCGAAATTCAAGTTCAAGTTCACGGGCGACTATTCGCCGGTCGTCGACCAGCTTCTTCCGGTGACGGATTTCTCGAAGTTCAAGGATCCGCTCGTCGTGAACAACGACAATACGCCGGCTTTCTCGCTCGGCGGCTACACGGCCGTTCTCAATGCATTGCAGCTCGATGTCGCCAACACGGTGACGTATCGCAGCCTGCCGGGTGCGGCGGGCGCACTGGTTACCGATCGCAAGCCGACCGGCAGCGTGGCGTTCGAATTGGCGCGAGTGGCTGACAAGGATTACTGGAGCGCCATTGCGGTCGCGCAGAACCTTCCGTTGTCGCTGACGCACGGCAAGGTGGCCGGCAACATCGTCACGATCGCGGCGCCCGCGGTCCAGCTCACCTCGCCGTCGTACACCGACAACAACGGCATCGCGAGCCTGTCGACGACGCTCACGCTGAATCCGGTCCAGGGCAACGACGAGATCACGATTACGTTGACCTGACCAAAGTTACTTTCCGCTGTACATAGTGCCTACGGGCCACCTTCGACGGTGGCCCATTTTTTTGACAGGAGAAACCATGCCGCTCATCAAATCGCGCAGCAACACCTTCAAGCTGAAAGTTACGGTTCCGCAGATCGCGGAGAACGGCGACGTGACCGAATCCACGGTGACGCTGATCTCGCGTCGCGTGACGGAAACCGAGTTTCAGCATCTCATCAAGCAACCGCCCGCCGACCTGGTCACGAGCGTGATCGTCGGCTGGCCCGAGGGCGAAGTGCTCGACCAGAACAACGACCCCATTCCGTTTTCGGCGCAAAACCTCGCGGAGCAGATCGACGACCCGCACGTCGTCCGGGCGATCTCGCGGGAGTTCGTCACGAAGCTCGCGACCTTGCCGGAAAAAAACTGATCGACGCCGCTCGCTATTGGGCGGGAGATCGACACGACGACTTTGCCGTTGACGCTGACGTTGCCGACGCACTGAAAGCTTTTGGTGCGTCGGATGACGTCGTGTCCGCGGCGAGGTCCAGGCCGGGCAGCGACGATTTCGAGGTGCTTCCGGAGAACTGGGAGGCGGTCGAGCTGTTCGTCGCGGTCGGTACGCAATGGCGCAAGTCTGTTGTCGCGTCGTTGAACGGGGGCGGTGTGATCTACGAGGGCCTCGACTATCCCGCGGTCGAGGCCGCGATGCGCATGTTTGGATTCCGACGCAAGAGGCATCGGGAGTTGTTCGCGGCCGTGCGCGTGATGGAGCGTGCGGCGTTGAAGGTGTTTTCCGATCGCACATTGCGGTCGTCGTAATTGAGCCAGCTGGCGAATGAAAGGGGGCGATATGGGAGCATCGGCCGGAGCAATCAACGTCACTCTGACGCTGGATTCGTCGGAATATCTGGCCGATCTCGTCGAGAATCAGAACCGCACAACCGCGGCGAGCGCTGCCATTGGCAATGCGCTGTCGTCGGCATCGTTCGGGGCGCGGGATCTTGCTGCTGCGATCCAGGCGACAACTGCTGCAGGGAAGGGGCTGACCGACAGTGTGTCGATCCTGAGCGAAGCGGAAGCGCAGGCGACCGCGCGTATCAGGGAAATGGTTGCGCGGTCGCTCGAGGCGACGCAGGCGATGACGCAGCAAGCGTCGGCGGCCCAAAGCGCAGCGAGTGGCATTGGGGCGCTTGGGGCGTCCGCCGACCAGGTGCGCGCGAATGTGGCGGCGCAGACGCAAACGATGATCGACGCGCAGCATGCCACGCGCGTGATGAATGACGAGATGCAGGCTTTGCGTACGACGCTCGCGCAGGGATCGTCCAGCTTCATGACGGTCAACGAGCAGTATGCGCGTCTCGATCGTGCGATGGCGACCGGCAAGCTGTCGATGGAGGAATATGATGCGGCGCTCGCGGCGATCGGGAAGGACGAGGATGCGCGACTGGCTAGGCTCGCCGCGCTCACTGTACGTTACGATCCGCTCGGCACCGCGACCCGCAGGCTGCAGGCGGATCAGGCATTGCTGGACGATGCGTTCAAGGCGGGGGCGATTTCGGCGAGCGACTACGAAAAGTCACTTTCCGGCATCAAGGCAGATCAGGCCGGTGTCGCGCTTCGGCAGCTCGCGCAGCAGGAGGCCCAGCTCGAAGCATCGTTCCGGTCCGGCAAGATGGCTGCGGCCGACTATAAACGTTCGATGGCGGATATTGCATCGAGCCGTACCGCATTCGAACAGGTTGTCGTCGGCGCGAAGTCCGCCGGCTCGGAGGTCGAGGGCTTCGGTCTGAAGACTGCAGCCGCGCGTCGCGAAGTGCTTGTGCTTGCCCATGAAGCACTGACGGGAAGCTGGAGCAACTTCGGCGGCTCGGTGATGGTGCTGGCAGAACGGATGGACCTGCTCGGTGGGGCGGCGGCCGGCGTTGCATTGCGGATTGCTGCGGTCGCCGCGCCGGCAATCGTGGTGGGTGCCGCGATGATCCACGTCGCGCAGCAGAATGCGGAACTGAACGAAGCGTTGGTGTTGACGGGCGGCTATGCCGGCGTGACGACCGAAGGGCTTCGGCAGCTTGCCGAGCAGGCGACGGCGGGGGGCGCATCGATGGGGACCGCCGTGGAGGGTGTCACGGCGCTTGCGCAAACTGGACGCTTCACGGGCGAAGAGCTTGCCGGGCTCGGTCGCGCCGTAGCGGATGTCGCGACCTACACGAAAATTTCCAGCAAGGAGATGATCGACAGTCTGACGAAGCTGGCGGATGATCCGGTCAAGGCATCGGTGAAGCTCAATGATCAGTTTCACTATCTCACGGCGTCGACCTACGATCAGATTGTTGCTCTCGAAAAGCAGGGAGATGCGACCGGCGCATCGAAGCTGGCCGTCGAGTCATTCGCGGATGCAATGGAGTTGCGCACCAAGGATATTGCCAAGAACGAGGGCATCATTCTTCAGGGGTGGCGTGAGATCAAGGCGATGATCGGTGGTGCGCTCGCTCTGCTTGGCTCCTTTGGTGCGACGCCTGGCCCTGAGGAAGTCGTCGCTCGCTTGCAGGCGAACAAGGCAGCACGTCTGCCGATTGGTCAGTGGGATGACCAGGACGAAGCCGATTTGAAGAAGGCGATCGCGGCGCGTGATAAGGCGATTCGGGATGCGAAAGAAAAAAGTGATAAGGCCGCGCACGAGGCCGATCTGATTCACGCGAAAGACTGGTACGAAACCTGGAACAATCAATATGCGACACCGGCCGAGAAGCGCGCGAAGGAGGTCAACGAATATCTCAATCGTGCAACCATCCTCGGGCTGAGTCCCGAGCAGCAGCTTGCCGATGAAGTGAAGATCAACGACAAGTTCAAGGATAAGGCGCCGCGTAAGAGCGGCACCGGACTCATTGATCGTGCCGAGTTGAGCGGCGAAGTGCAGGCGGTCAAGGATGCGCTGGCGGAGCAAGTGTCGGCGGTCGACAGCGCGATGAAGGTGCTTGATGCTGCCTACAAGGGCGGCACGCTGTCGGTGACGGCGTACTACACGCAGGAGCGTGACCTGATCGCCCAGGCTGCATCCGACCGGATCGATGCCGCGAACAAGGAAGCGGCGCTGATCGCGCAGGGCATGAAGAGCCGCAACCTGAGTGCGGTGCAGCGTGCGCAACTCGCGAACCAGGAACGCAAGGCCCTGGCCGACGGCAGCAAGGCGGTCGAGGAGTTCTTCGCGAAGGTGGCGCAGTCGGCCGCGCAAGAGGATGAGGTGTGGGACAAGTATGGCAAGTCCCAGCTCGACGCGATGCAGAAGCAGATCGAGTCGACTCATCAGCAGGATCAATCGCTGAAAGACCAGATCGACACGTTCGGGATGGCGAAGGGGGCCATCGATACGTTGAAGGCGTCGCGGGCCGACGACACCGTCGCGGCGCTGGAACATGGCAAGGCACTCGCGCTGCTGAACGGTACCGTCGGTGATGTGAAGCCGTGGGATGACGCGATTGCGAAGGCACGGGAGTTGGCGAAGGCGCTGCACAATGTCGCCGACGATCAGGCGACGATTGATGATCTCGCGCAGTTCAAGAAGCAGCAGGACGACATCGTCAGCGGGTGGAAGAGCACGATCGACGGGATTGGCTCGGATTTCCACAGCGGCTTTCTGCAGATGCTCAATGATGGGAGGGCTGGCTGGTCGAGCTGGACGAAGGCGCTGAAGAATACGTTCGAGGCGACCGTGATCGATGAGGTCTACAAGGCTTTCGCCAAGCCGCTCATCGTGAACGTCATTGCGCAAATCGCCGGCCTTACCGGTGGTTCCGGCGTGCAGAATGCGCTGCTGCAAAGCTACGGCTTGGGCGGCAACGGTGGATTGACCAATCTGCTGTCGAATCCGGTCGGTACGTACAACAACGTGTCGAACGCATACGACACCGTCATGGGGTGGTTGCAGGGTTACGGAGGCGTCTCGACCGCACTCGGATCGTCTGCCATTGCGGGGGCGACGAGCGGCGCACTGTTGAGCGGCGGGGTGACGCTCGGTGGTCTCGGCGCGGGAATCGGCGGCAACGTCGCATCGGCGACGGCGGGAATGGTGGGCTCGAACGCGTACGGATTCGGCACGGGCGCTGCGAGCGGGCTTGGATCGCTGGGGTTGGCATATGGCGGTGCGGGTTTGCTCGGCGGGCTCGCCGGCGGAGCGTTGTTCGGCAATAAGGGCTACTCGAGCATCGGTGGCAGTCTCGGCGCGATGGGTGGCCTTGCGCTTGGTGCGTCGTCTGCGGTTGGTGGCACGGCGATCGGGGCGGCGCTCGGTTCTGCGGCCGGCCCGATTGGGGCTGTGATCGGCATGGCACTCGGATCGTTGGTCGGCTCGCTGATTGGCGGAGGGGAAACGCGCTTCGGTGCCGACTATACGATTGACGGCGCGGGTAACGTCAAGAAAGTCCGCGGTCCTTCCGGCGGCGATCCCGTAGCGAGCGACGTTCAGTCGTCGATCAAGAGCACGTACGACTCGCTTTCCTCGCTCGCAAAGCAACTTGGGGGTTCGATAGACGGGCTTGGCCCGTATTCCGCAACGTATGAAGTCAGTCCGGACAAAGGCAATTCGTTCGTGTCGGCGGGGTTCGGTGACCTGAAGGGGTATCCGAACCGACGGGATCTGAGTGGTGTGAAGGATTCCACGACGGTGCTGAACGACTTCAGCCTGCAGCTGCAGCGTTCAGTGATCGACGGATTGCAAAAGGCACACCTCGACGCGCCGTACGCGGCGATCCTGCAGGGTGTCGACGCCTCGAAGCTGTCGACGGACGATGTGACCGCGTTGCTCGCGCAACTGAATTCGGTCAAGTCCCTGTTTGATTCGCTTCAGACGCTTGGGCGCGACTTCGACAACTTGAAAAAGGTGTCTACCGACGCGCAGTTGGCTGTGATGAGTCTTGCTGGCGGGGTCGATTCGTTCAGCCGTAGCGCGACGTACTTCTATCAGCACTTCACGACGGCCGATCAGCAGGCGCAGGACGCGCAGAAGGCGGTAGCGGATCAGCTTTCTGCGCTCGGCTATACGGGCATTCGTACGCGTGATCAGTTCCGCGACCTGGTCGAATCGATGGATCTTTCGACGGACGCGGGACAGAAGGCGTATGCCGCGCTGCTCGCGCTGGCGCCGGCATTCGACAGTGTCGTCTCGTCGTATGAGTCGGCGGTGGCATCCGCATACAGCACGCAGTCCCAAGCATTGCAGTCGTTCAAGGATCAGGTCGACCAGTTCCGCCAGTCGCTTTCGACCGGCGATCTGGCCGGCCTGTCGCCCGAGCAGCTTTATGCTCAGACGCGACAGCGATTCGAAAGCGTCTACAACGCAGCGATGGGGGGCGATGCGAACGCTCAATCGAGCCTGACGTCGGCCGCACAGGACTTCCTCAATGCATCGAAGGCGTACAACGCCAGCTCCGGCCAGTATCAGTCAGATCTGTCGGAAGTTGTGAAGTCGATGGATTACGCGAGTTCGTCGGCCGACGCGCAGCTCGCCCAGCTCAAGCAGATGGTCGCCGGCATCGTCGACGTGAACACGTCGGTGCAGTCGGTGGCGGAGGCGATTGCGAATCTGAAGGGCTGGTCGGGTGTCGACGGGTCGCACGCGTCGGGGCTCTATCGTGTTCCGTTCGACGGCTACGTTGCCGAGCTGCATGCGGGCGAGCGGGTACTGACGGCCCGTGAAGCGAGGGCGCTGGATGTGTCGGCAGACTCGGCCCCGGTAGTCGATTTCAGCCGGTATCGGTCAGGTGGCAACGATGCGTTGCTGGCGGAAATCAAGGCGCTGCGTAGCGAAGTGGCTCAATTGCGGTCCGATCGCCGGCAGGCCGACGTCGCGCACGCGATGCAGCGTGCAGATCTCGCGAAGGAACAGTCGACGCGGCTCGACGAGCAGACGGCAATCCTGCGTGACAGGAAGCGACCGGGGAAATAGAGCATGGTGATCGCAATCGAGGTTGAGGGGTATCGGCTGTCCGACGGGCAGGTCGATACGCTTCGTTTTTCGACGGACGGATTCATCACGCGTCCGTCTGATACGCCGGCCAACGCATGGTTCGAACCGGTCATCAAATCGGCGCCGTCACTCGAGCGCGTGCTGTTCGACCAGGCCGGCACGTACGGGGCAACGAAGGTAACGGCGGGCAACGTGTTGCTGGTCAACGAGGGAGGTGCTCTCGATTACCTGCTGACCGACTATGCGTTCGATGGTCGGCGTTTTACTGTTCGAATGGGTGTTGTCGATCAGCCGTTTTCGTCGTGGCTGATTGTGATGACCGGCACGCTCTCGGACATGGCCGCGCAGGATACGTCCGTCGCGCTCGTGATCCAGGATCGGCTCGCGGATCTCGCGATCGTCGAATGGCCGACATACGCGGGCAACAACGTTGCGCCGAACGGGCTCGAGGGCACGGCCAACGATCTGAAGGACCAGGCGAAGCCGCGGCTGTATGGGGCGGCACTGAACGTGACGCCAAAGGCAGTGAACACGTCGAAACTGATCTACCAAGTGAGCGACCAAGCATGTGCGATCACGGCGGCGTACGACAACGGCGCCGCGCTGACCCGTGGGGCCGACTACGCGAGCACCGACGACATGCAGGCGACTGCACCGGCCGCCGGCGAGTTTCGCTGCATCGAGGGGTTTCTGCGGCTTGGTTCGGCGCCGGCAGGGACCGTGGCGTGTGACGCGGCCGGCCCGGTGACTCGGGCCGCAGATCTGCTCGTTGCGATCGCACGCGATGCGGGCGTGCCGGCGGCCGACATCGTTATGGCCGACGTCGACGCGCTCAACGCGCTGGCTCCTGCGACGGTTGGGGTATGGGCGGACTCGACGCAGACACCGCAATCGTTGATGGATTTTGTCGCGGGCTCGATCGGCGCATGGTACGGCTTCGATCGTCTCAGCCGGCTCCGCATGGGCCGTGTCGATGCACCGGCCGGCGTGCCGGTGGCCGAATGGGCGCGCGAGGTGCAAGAAACCGTGCAGCCGTCGAGTGCGGGCGTGCCGGCATGGAGCGTGTCCATCAGCTATGCGCGCAATTACACGGTGCAGTCGAACGTGGCGGGTGCGGCCGGTGTCGAGCGTGCAGCTTGGCTCGCCCAGGAGTACCGGACCGCGAAGGCGACGAGCGATTCGACCAAAGTGGCTTGGCCGCACGCGCAGGCACTCACGTTCGAGACAGGGTTGGTGGACGCGGTTGCCGCTCAGGCGGAGGCGCAGCGCCGCCTTGATCTGTACAAGGTCCGTCGAATGACGCTCGACGTTGACGTGCCGGTGACGGAGCTCGGGGCGCTGGATCTCGGCGACATCGTCGGACTAGATACACCGCGCTATCGGCTCGCTGACCGCCTGCTGCGCGTGATCGGAATCAACAGCGGTTTCGCGAGCGGTAAAGCCGCGCTCGTACTTTGGGGGTGATGCATGGCGAATGTTCTGCTCGGGTTTCCGAACCGGACGGATACCGCAACGCTGTCGGGCGGCGACTGGCAGACGCCGCTGAGCAACCTGCAGGACAGGCGACTGTCCCGCGTTGCGCGGTCGGCGACTGCGCTCAAGGAGGCGACGCGGTTCGACGTCGACCTCGGTGTGCCGCGCAAGGTGTCGCTGTTCGCGATCGTGCGCCATAACCTCGGCCTTAACGCGCGATATCGGATCCGTGTGGCGCAGGATTCGGCATTTCAGAACGTGATCTATGACAGCGCGGCATTGCCGGGTGAGCCGTCTGTATCAGCGAATTTTGCGCTTCAACAGTATTCGGTGCAGGGGCGGATCTGGTCGCCGGTATGGCCGCGCCTATTCAATACGGCGTCGCTCGATTGGGAAGACCCGAACTGGTGGGATGGGCGATTGCCGGAAGAAGACCGGAAGGGCTATCCGGGGCTTGTACTTTCGGTGCTTCACGAGCCCGTGTTCGGGCGCTATGTCCGGTTCGAGTTCCTCGACGAGGGAAATGTCGACGGTTACGTCGAGCTGGGCAGGCTGTTCGTTTCGCAGGCGTGGACGCCAAAGAACAACGTGACATACGGTGCCGGCGTCGGTTGGGAATTCGATACGACGATGGACCGCGCAATTGATGGCACGGCCTATTTCGATCGCAAAACAGGGCGCCGTGTGCAGACGCTGAGCCTCGACTGGTTGTCGCGCGACGAAGCGTTCGGGAACGTGTTCGAGATGCAACGTGCAGCCGGCATCGATAAGGAAATGCTGTTCGTGTGGGATCGCGACGATCCGGTCAATCTGATCCGCCGATCGTTTCTCGGCCGCCAGCGGAAGGTTAATCCGCTGATGCTGCCGTTTCTCGACAACTACACCAACGCATTCGAGATCGAGGAAATTACATGACCAAAGTTACTTTTCCGCTCACCGGACATTCCTATTCGGACGACGGCAGCAGCGACCACGACATGCTCAACGGCGGACACGCCGAAAACCTGCTGCCGATGATCGGCGAGACCATCGCGACGACGCAGCAGGCCGTCGATGCGGCCGGGACAGCGACCACAGCGAAGCAGGCGGCATCGACGTCGGCGCTTGCCGCGAGCCAGTCTGCCAGCGATGCCGGCACGGCGCAGGCAGCGGCGCAGACGGCTGCGACGCAGGCCAAGGCCGCCGCTGCGACTGTCAACCTCCCGCCATTGGCCGGCCGAAAGGGTCTCGCGGTGTTCGTGCTCGACGATGAGTCGGGTTATGTGTATCGACGCGTCGTGCGCAACGGCGGTGGCGCGAACCAGACCGACGCGCAGCTCTACTTCGGGCAGGACGCCGGGCAGCCAACGCGTATTCGGGTGACGTTGAGCACATCCGATCTCGGCTGCGTGGTGTTTGACTCGGATCTTCAGTCGGCGAAGGATACGTTAAATGGGGCAATCAACACGAAGGCGGACGCGCAGGCAACGGCGAACGCATTGGCGACGAAGGCCAACGCACAAGACCTGGCGAACACCAACGCGGCAGTCGCTACGAAGGCGAGCCAGGATGCACTCAACGTCACGAACAACAACGTGAACGGCAAGGCGGCAAACGGGGCGCGGGTGCAGTGGGATTCAGAGGTGCTCGATTTCGGCGTGGTTTCGCAAAATATCAATCTGCCGGCACCGTACGTGCTGATCGGACTTTACGGTCCCGGAAACGCGACGGCGAACGCGATCGGGATGCGCGGCGTAATGTTGAGGAACGCATGACCATGATGCGACACGACGAACTGATCTTCTGTTTGCAACGGCTTCATCCCGGCACGGTGCATGGCGTCGATTTCTGGGTCGCCCATCCGAGCGATTTCAGTTCCGGAGCGCAAACCGGGCCAGCAATCATCGTCCAGTGGAATCTGGAGGCAGCGAAGCCGGACGACGCCGCGATCGATGCCATTTGGCGTCAGCACGGCGAGGAGTACCGCGCAATGATCGCCGACGCCGATGCTCGGGCGAAGCGGGCCCTGTTGCTGGCCGACGCGGATCGATTGGTGTCGAAGGCCGTCGATCTCAATGAATTCGATAGCGAAGCGCAGGCGCGGGCATACCGCCAAGCGCTGCGCGATATCACCGCCCAGCCTGGGTGGCCGACGTCCATTACCTGGCCCGATCCACCGACGATCGGTCAACCGCACAAAACCTGACCCGCCGCTTGGCGGGTTTTTTGTTGGTCACTTCCGGAGCAGAAATGCCTGATTCCACTTTTGCCGAGCTTGTCGCCTTCGCGCGGGCGAGTTCGGCGACGCGAGTCAATGCGGACGGTCAGACCGAGACCGTCGGCCCCGATGTGCCGCGGATCGATTTCGATCCGGTCACGAAGGCGGGGCGTGGACTGTTGCTCGAGCACGCCGGTATGAACACGGACGGCTCGGCCCGTGCCGCAGACCACGCGGCGGTGATCCTCAATCCGGATTGGTTCAATCCGGCGCGTGGCGTATGGCTGGTCAGCTTCGAGTTTCCGGGTGCCGGCACGCACACCGTGATCGAGCTGACCTCACCGGCTGCGCAATTCGGCGTTCGCGTCGTCGACGGCACGGTGTACGCGTTCTACGGCGATGTGCAGTTCGCGTTCGATACGGCGATCGTCGACCAGGTCGCGCTGGTCGTGATCGCTTGTGGGCAAACCGGTGTGCGCGCCGGCCGAAACGGTGTGACGGCGCAGCTTTCTGCGGCGCGCGTCCAGCGCGTGACCGACGTACGTCTCGGCGAGTCGGCGGCTGCCGTCGCGCAACTCGACGGCCGGATGGTGTCGTTTCGGTACATCGGGCACGAGGCCAGTACGTCCGAAGTGATCGCGTATGCGACGCCTGACGAATGGGCCGAGATCTCGGATTTTGTGATGCAGACCTACGGCGATGAATTTCTCGCGCTGGAGGCGCAACTCGATAACGCAATCAATGGGTAGCGGGGGGAAGGGATGAGTGCACTTGGGGATCTGCGAGACGCCATTACCGGCATCGTTGCCAACTGGCCGATTATCCGAACGTTCGTCAACGGTGGGGCGACGGAAACGGTCGAGACCGGCTCCGGCACGGTGCCGGTGATTGCGAAGGTGGTCGCGGACGCGCAGACGGTGTTCGACCAGGCAAAAACCGATCTGATCGCGCAGAAGGATCAGGAGATCAACCAGGCGGCGGACGGTGTGCTGCAGCAATCGCGTAGCGCCGCCGACCAGGCGTCCGCGTCTGCCATGACGTCGTCCGGCAATGCGGCTGTAGCCGAGCAGCAGGCCGGCATCGCAACGCAGCAGGCGGGCATTGGCGCTGCCGCAAATTCGATTTATGCGACGACCGCCGCCGGCGTCGCAGGCGTTGCCGCCGGCAGGTATTTCTACGTGCCGGCGACGAGCGCGCAGGGAGCCTATGACGTTTGGCTGAATAGCGCGGGTGTGGCGATGTTCACTGGTATCACGTTGCCGAACCTTGCTGCAGTCCAGGCGAACACGCGCGCGATCGGTGATCTGCAGGCCCGCGGCGCAACGCTTCGATATGTGCCGCTGTCGGCCGGCTATGACGTCGTTTGGGGCACGTGCATTGATGGCGCGTACAGGACGTGGGTGGATAGCGTCGGCATGTTCCATTCGACGCATACCCATGACGGTCTGAGCAGCCTACCGCAGGCGTTGTCGAATATCCGAGATCTGCTCGGTGTAGCACCCAAGGTGCTGCCGCTCGCACCGGGACAGAGCTGCGATTACGGCTGGTTCGTCGATGGCGCCTACAAGGTGTGGGTCGATTCGGCCGGCGTGTTTCACTCGACGCATTCGCATACGGAGTTTGCGCAGTTCGGGCAGCTCCGGGATATCGCGCCGAAGGTCATGCCGCTGGCGAAGAATCAAGACTATTCGTATGGCATCGTTGTCGACGGGGCGTACCGCACCTGGATCGATAGCGTCGGTACATTTCATTCGACTCATACCCATCCTGAAATCGCACCGCTGCAGACCGCAGTGGCGGCCATTCAAGAGCAGCTCGATTCGGGAGCGATCGGCGGCAACGCGTCGGGATACTTGGTCGAGCAAGTCGCGAAGGTGAACGGGGGCACGACCGAGCAGCAAATCATGCTGCTCGACGGACAGTCGCAATATCGACAGCTTACGCTTGACGGATACAACTGGCGCGCGCCGACCGTTCAACGAACGTCGGTCGTGCGTGCTGTCACCGACTACTATTTTGCGGGCGGTAACGACGCCGTCTCGATCTTGCCTACCGGCGAAATCGTGCCCGAATCCGGCATGGTGGTGCACCACGCGATCTTCGGTCAATCGCTTGCTCTCGGTGCGCGCGGCTTCGTGACGTTCACATGGGATCCCGTCAACCAGGTATTCACTGCTGCGACCGTGTTCTCGAGCGTTCCATCTCCGCACGGAGTGTACTGTCTCGGCTTCGGCGACGGCACGACGGGATATGCGCGCACGGGCGCAGTGTTCAACAACTTCGGCGTGCTGCAAGAGGCATGGAGCGGCGTTGTGGGCGAAACGGTCTGCTCGGGCTTTGCCAACACTCGCAATGACAAGCTCTATACGAAATGGGGATTTCGTCAGCGCATTCTCATGACGTCGACAGGTCTCGGCGGAACGCCGTATTCGGGCTTGAAGAAAGGCACGGCGCCATACAACAGCCTGATCTCGTCCGTGGCCGGCGGCAAAGCAACCGCAAATGGCAAGGGTTGGAAGTACTTCGTGCCGACGCTCTACATCGTCCACGGGGAAAGCGAGAGCGGAAACATCGCAGATGCGACCTACGCCGGCTACCTGCTGGAATGGATCTCGGACTTCACGACCGACATCATGCCGATCACGGGGCAGCGTCAACCGCCCGTCATGATCCTCTCGCAAATGAACCGGCAGAAGGCGTCGAATGAAGGCGTGACGCTCGGCCAGGTGCTCGCGCACGACAACAACGCGAACATCATCCTGATCGGGCCGAAATACCAGCACCTTTATTACGACGACGCGCACATGCTTGCCGAGGGCTACGTCAAGCAAGGCGAGTATGGGGAGCGCGCATCGCGGCATTGGCTGGCCAGGCGCAAATGGTCGCCGCTCAAACCGGTATCGGTCGTGGGTGCCGGCAACACAATCACGATCCAGTTCAACAACACGCTCGCGAGCGCGGACACGGTGCCAGGTCCGGTTGGAGCGTTGGCATTCGATACGACCGTCGTCACGAATCCAGGGAACTACGGATTCGAGTATGCGGATGGCAACGGCACGACGATCACGAACGTCGCGCTCGGCGTCGACGGCACGAGCGTTGTCCTGACGTTGTCGGCAGCCTACGTGGTCGGCGCGACGCTCCAATACGCGATGCAGAGCGCGCTCAACCTGAACACGATGCCGACCGGGCAGAACACTGGATCGCGCGGGTGCCTGCGCGATTCGGATGCGCGTGACCAATCGCGATTCGATGGCACGAATCTTTTCAACTGGTGCGTCGCGTTCCGCAAGACGCTTACGTAAGGGAAAAATATGAACCGTCGTCAAATCATCCAGATTGGCAGCGCCTTGCCGCCGGGCGTCACGACCGAGCAGTTCGCGCTCGCGCAGCTGGCCCCGATCGTTGCATGGCCCGCGGTTGCGAAGTGGAGTGTCAGCCCGGCCGCGACCGGCTTTCTCGACCGAATCGAGCGAAATGCGATCCGCATGGCGAACGGCAAGACAGCGATCGCTGGTCGCTTCTTCGATACGTCGGACGGTGCCGGTACCGGCTTCTCGATTCAGGATATTCAGACGGGTGTCGTCGCGCCGGTTTTCGATACGTCGGGCGACTTCACTGTCGGCGTGCGCTTCTATCCCGGATCGCTGGCGGTGTCGGGCGGCACGTGGGGCGGGTTCGCGCTCGGCAGCTACTCGAGTGCGAATAATGCCTGGCGCCTCGAGAACGATACGAACGGAAAATTCCGCATGGGTGCGCCTGGTGGACTGCAGTCGGCCTACGCCGACTACACCGGCCCGGTCGTCACGCAGAGTCAGATGATGTATGCGGTGCTGCGGTTTTTCCGTTCGACCGGGACCATGAATCTCCGTATCAACGGTGCGTATGAACAGAGTTTCCAGAACAACGCGCTGGTCGCCGCCACGTTTGCGGCCGAGCTTGGGTTCGGTCTGTACTGGGACTTTTCGACGGCGGCGACGAAGTACCGTTCGACGCAGCTCGTGAAGGCGGTCGCGGCGAACGCTGCGTTAAGCGGTTCGGATCTGACGGTGCTCGAGGCGTATCTCGCGGCTGCGGCAGTGGAATAACTCCGGGAGGAAATCGGCATGAAAGTACGAATCGACATTTTGTCGCTCTGCATGGATGACCAGGCCGCGAGCGCGATGCGCGTGTCGTTGCTGGATGCGGACGATCACGCAATCGCGACCGTCAACGTGGCGGAGGCATCGGCCCAGTTCGACGACGTCGCGCCTGGTGCGTATACGGCGCATGTCGTGCGGCAGTCCGATGCTGGCACCGATGTGGATGATCCGCTGATTTACCCGTTCGTGATCGTGCAAGACGCAGCGAGCCAAACGCACTACGGCGATTCGATCAACGTGACGGTGATGCAGGCATAACCGAACAACAAGCCGTCGAGCAGGCCACCTTTCGAGGTGGCCTTTTTATTTCTGCGGGGGAGAAGGGATGCAAGAGCCTGAGAAGACTATCGCGGAGCTGATCGTCATGGGTGCGTTGATTGGGATCGCAAAGTTACTTGTGAGCAGCGAGCAGCTGACGTTTCGCGTTGTCGCCGGCCGTGCGCTGCTCGGCTCGGCGACATCGATGATCGCCGGAGTCGCACTGCTGCAAGTGCCGGACCTGCCGCCGCTTGCGTTGCTCGGAATCGGCAGCGCGCTCGGGATCGTCGGGGCGCAGTACATCGAGGTTCTGCTGCGCCGGAAGGCGAAAGCAGTTTTGGGAAAGGAGTGAGCATGGATCTGAAAGGCAAGGTCGACGCGCTGCTCGGTCGCGAGGGCGGGTTCTCCAACGACCCGAACGACAAGGGCAACTGGTACCTCGGCAAGCTCGAGGGAACGATGTGGGGCATCACCGCGGCCGTCGCACGGTCATTCGGCTATACGGGGCCGATGAATATGATGCCCCGTGATACGGCCGTCTCGATCTACCAACAGCGCTACTGGTTCGGCGTGAAGTTTGACCAGATCGCGGCGATCGACGACCGCCTCGCCGAGCGGCTGTTTGATATCGGCGTCAATGCGGGGCAGGCGACCGGCGTGCAGTTCCTTCAGCGTGCGCTCAACACGCTGAATCACGGTGGCAAGGATTTCCCGGATCTGAGCGTCGATGGCGGTGTCGGCGCCGTCACGCTCGGGGCGCTGAAGGGGTTTGTCGCGCAGCGAGGGCAGCAAGGACGTGACGTGCTGTTCTTCATGGTCGCGTCGCTGCATTCGGTGTTCTACGTCGTGGCAGCAGAGAACCGGCCGGCAAACGAAGATTTCGAGTTCGGCTGGCAAGTCAACCGTGCAATGAATGGGGTGCGCGTATGAGTTCGACGTGGGGTGACGTGGCCGCTGCCGTTTCGAAGTTTGCGCCGATTCTCGGCAGTGCAGTGCCTGGTGTTGGCTCGGTAGTGGGTGCGGGTGTTGGTCTTGCCGCGTCGGTCATTGCGAAGGCGCTCGGGACGGACCCGACGCCGGACAGCATCTTGAGCGCGCTCGCAACCAATCCGGATGCAATCGTCAAGCTGAAGCAGGCCGAGCTGGATCACGAACGCGATCTCGCGCAGATCGCCGCGTCGCGCGAAGCGGCGCTGTGGGCGGCTCAGACGGCGCAGTATTCGGCCGAGGCCGCGGATCGGGATAGCGCTCGCCAGCTCGCCGCGAAGCAGTCGAAGGATTTCATGCGGCCACTACTTGCGATTGTGCTGATGGGGCTGACCGTCTACATCGTCTGGGCGGTGATGGGCGGCCACGCCGATAGCGTCATCCGGGATACGACGGCGGCGCTCACGGTTGGGACGCTGATCGGCTACGTGTTGAGCGAGAACAAGCAGGTGCTCGGCTTCTACTTCGGTACGACGCGAGAGGCCAGTGCTACGAACGCGAAGGTCGCCGATTTTGCGACCGCACCAGGCATGGTCACGCTCGACCAGGTGCAAGCCGGGGCATCCGGCATGTCGACGTCGAGCTGACACGGTCGGGAGAAAGACAGGGCGACCGCATGGATGGTCGAGCATCCATGCGGCCACCTTTCCACTGTGCATGCCAGTGAATCAGCCGAGGCCCTGCCACCCACCGGTGGGCGGGCCATTCTACCCCAATCATTAGAAGGGCTTTCACAATGGCGAATCCGATTATTCCGTGGATCGGCGGCAAGCGACGGCTGGCCGAACATCTCATTCCGCGCTTCCCGCAACACGATTGCTACGTCGAGGTGTTTGCCGGCGGGGCTGCGCTGTTCTTCTTACGTCCGCCGGCCAAGGTGGAGGTAATCAACGACGTCAACGGCGACCTGGTGAACCTGTATCGCGTTGTCCAGCATCACCTCGAGGAGTTCGTGCGGCAATTCAAGTGGGCGTTGACGAGTCGGCAGGTGTTCGAGTGGCTGAAGGTCACTGTCCCGGAAACCCTCACCGATATCCAGCGTGCGGCCCGGTTCTACTACCTCCAGAAAAGTTGCTTTGGCGGAAAGGTTGAGGGGCAGACGTTCGGGACCGCGACGACGACGCCTCCTGGCTTGAACTTGCTGCGAATCGAAGAGGAACTGTCAGCCGCACATCTGCGCTTGGCGAACGCGTTCGTCGAGCGCCTTGATTGGGCCGCGTGCATCGATCGATACGATCGTCCGCATACGCTGTTCTATCTGGATCCGCCGTATTACGAGACGGAGGGGTATGGCGTGGCATTTCCTTTCGGCGAGTACGAAAAGATGGCGCAGCAGCTGCGATCGCTCAAGGGCCGCGCGGTCGTGAGCCTGAACGACCATCCTGACATTCGGCGCGTGTTTGACGGCTTTCATATCGAGACGGTGCCGATCCAGTACACGGTTGGAGGCGGGAAGGGTGTCGACCGGAACGAGCTGATCATCTTCAGTTGGGATGATGCGGCGCAGCCTGTCGGACTCTTCTAACTGAACGATGCCGGCGTGGGATATCGCGCCGGCATCGTGCTTACAGGTCAGCGAATGCGGGCAGGAGGTCCTGGTCGACGAGCCGGATCTCGATACGGTTTGCTGTCTCGACGTGTTCGGGATTCTTCATCGAGAACGGGGCATCCGTTGTGCTGACGACGATCGTGCCGGTCTGAGTCTTGCCGGCCTCAGGGACCGGAACAATCTCGCGTGCTTCCGGAACCTGTTGCTGAGTGATCACCGTCGGCAAATAGATCATCCAGCCAACGCCAGGCTTATCGTCGAACACCTGCTTCGTCGCGTAACTCCGTGGAGAGACTGAAACGTAGGCGGGCTGAAATGCGGCTACGGTGGCGCTCACGATTCGTTGAACCGATTCGATGTTCGCTAGCACCGCCGAACTGGAAATTTTGATTTCGAAGGAATGCGGCACGGCATTCTCACCGACGTGGCACGCGATCGTTGCACCTTCGCCCTTATTCTGATTCCCGTTCCACAGCGCAACGTAGGATCGTGACGGATCGTCTGAAAACTGATGTTTTAGAACCGCGAGCAGTGCCGTCGATGGTTGGCCGTCTTCGAACGCTGGGTAGAGTAGGGCTTCGTCCAAGGTGTCGCCTTGAGCGAACCAAGTACTTAGCGTCGAATCGATTGCGCCCATCGTCAACGTTACGATGCGGATGCGTGACAGAATCTTCTCGAAGTCTGTAGGGGCCAATGACTCGTCCCTGAACTGGAGGCTGAAGTCCATCTTGTTCTCGGTTTACGGTTGTACGACGGAAAGAACCGAATTGCGTCTCAGGTCCTTGAGTAGGTACTCGCGTACCTCCGCTTCTTCAAAGTACCATGTCAAACGAGCTGGCGGGAACAGCTTCACTGCGCCGGCTTGTCGCTCAATATCGGAGACCATTCCCGGAAAGCCTTTGAACCAAGCGACTGGCTCCAGTTCGCCTTCGTCGTCTCGCTGAAGGAACTGCGCATAGCGCGACTTTGCCTCTTGCAGCATGCATTCGGCCGGCAGGAAACCGTCGAATGCGATGCCTTGCCATACCCATTCCTCGTTCCATTTTCCCTCATTGCTGTATGGCCGGCCTGTGATGCGGCCTTGATACTCGCGCGAGTGGTCGGACATATGGTGCGTCTTGTTTTCAGCCTTGCCAGTTTCCTCGGGCGGGCACTTCTTACATTTTTCCCCGGTGCGCGGAATGGCCTTTGCGTCAGTCTTGGCTTTGCTCTCGTCCTTCGGCGTATCGCTAGACAGGCTCGCCGTCCCCGCCAGTCCTACCGCGCCCAACAAGGCGACGCCAGCGCGCGCCAATACCGGCCCAAGCTCCACTGCCGCTGCTTCGATTATCGGTACTACCAAGCCCGCCATTTCGAGATCCCCCGTTGTATTCCGGATGTTCGATGCGCCATTTGATGACGCGAAGGTAATCGTGGAAACGCTCGTCAGCCGAGCGTCCTGGTCGAGTCAGCCACGCGCGCGTCGCGGGTTTCTCGTAAAACTTTGGCGCGTATGCCTCGATCCGGAGAAACGCAGCGACATTCTCGTCGGACCGGATGCCAAGCTGTCGAGCAGCGATGTATGCGTTCCAGAGGCGCGTGGGTAGCGTGCCGTCGTCGGCCAGCTTCGGGTCCGCTTTGATGAGATCCTGCCGCGTGCGTTCGACATATCCGCGTGCGTCGATCTCGGCAAGGCCCGCGACCTGTTCGCTTGTCAGCTCAAGCATGCGGGTGCACTCCCTTCAGTTTTCCATTTACTTCGACGAGCCAGTTAAATGTCGGGACGAAGAACTGCAGGCGCTGCGTGAATTCCATCAGCGATGCCATGTCGGCCATGATCCGGGCATCGTAGAAGCGGAGTAGGGCTGTACGGCCGTCCGGCAAGCGCACGTCGAGCCGACGGCGCAGCTCGTCGGCCAGTGATTCAATTGGATATCCACTGATCAGCCAGGACACGCCTGTCGGCCCGCCGGCCATCGCGAAGAGGGAGCTTCGCACATTGCCGGCCGCGCGCTCGTAGTCGAGCAGCCACGGACCCGCATCGGCCAGCGATGCATCCGGTGTGCCGTCGAACAGCGCCACGGCTGCTTGCGATCGCTGAGGGGGGGATCCGCCGGCCGCATCCGCGAACAGGAGACCGTCGACCAGGGCGTACAAGTGCACCTGCATGGTCAACTGCTGTTGCCGCGTGAAGTAGAACGCCTCGATTGAATTGCCGGTCATGTTCTATCCGCGCGCGATCATCGTTGCCGCATTTTCGGCCGCGGACTTCAGGCATTCGAGGCAAAGCGTGGACGAGGGGGCCAGCGCTGTAGCTGCGGCGGCTACTGCGCCGCCAGTCGCCGCTTCGCCGGCTCCGACATCGTCGAGCGTCGCCGACGATTGCGAGGCGATCAGCGTTGCCCCGCACGCGGTTTTCATGCCTTCGATGGCCGTTTCCCGGCCGGCGATTTGGTGCGGGTAGCGTCGCCCGGTGGCGGGCAGGATCGGAAAGATGCCTTTGCACTGTGGGCAAAGTACCTTGTGCCCGACGCCTGCGATGGGCTTCCCGTCAATGGTGGCAGTCGCAGTACCCTCGAGCACGCGGCCGCCGTGCGTCGTCGTGTCGCCGACGCAGATCATGGCTCGGGCCAT